CTCAAAATATTAGTACGGTGCAGGCCTCGGCAACATCGGCGAACACTGCGGCCTCAACGGCGCAAACTGCCGCAGATCAAGCTAAAGCTGATGCGGCCGCTGCCGCTGGGATCGCCAATGGCAAAGGTAAGGTGATTATTCAATCGTCTGCGCCTGCCACTGCAGACCGCTTAGCGCAAAACCTATGGATTGACACCACAGGCAGCGCCAATACGCCAAAACGCTGGAACGGCTCAGCTTGGGTTGCTGTCACTGATAAAGCGGCCACGGATGCCGCCAGCGCCGCCGCAGCCGCACAAGCTGCCGCCGATGCAGCCAACACCAAGGCCACGCAAAACGCAGCTGCCATCCAAACCGAGCAGACAGCACGCGCCAATGCTGATAGCGCCTTAGGTCAGCGCATTGATACCGTGCAGGCCACAGCAGGGGCTAACACTGCCGCTGTACAGCAAACATCTACCGCATTAGCCCAATTAGATGGCAAGTTGCAAGCAATGTACTCAATAAAAGTTGGGGTGACTGCAGACGGTAAATACTACGGCGCAGGCATGGCGATCGGTATTGAGAACACACCAGCAGGTATGCAACCTCAGGTACTGTTTACTGCGGATAGATTTGCGATTGTGAATCAAATTACTGGCACATCGACCATTACCACGCCTTTCGTTGTCCAAGGTGGTCAGGTATTTATTAATAGTGCCGTAATTGGCGATGGCACAATCACCAACGCTAAGATCGGCAGCTATATCCAGTCAACAAACTATGTTGCTAACTCAATTGGTTGGAAGTTAGATAAAAATGGGCTTTTCGAAATCAACGGGTATCAAGCTGGCCAAGGCCGCATGAGAATGACCAATGAAAGAATCGATGTCTATGACGCAGCTGGCACACTGAAAATCAGACTGGGCAAACTTATATGAGTTATGGATTAGCGCTTTACGCTCAAGATCGGACCATAGATATCACCAGCGGATGGTATCCAATGGCCTTTAAAGGAACAATTGAGTTTACCGTAAAATATCTATCTTCAGCAGATGTTGTGCAAGACTTTATCATACCGAATGGTTGTAGGCTTTTTATTCAGCCTGCTGGAGCAGCAGTTAGGCACAGCTCTTATGTCAGCTTTGGCAGCACAGTTTACACTGGTTACATTGTTAGCAGTAAGTGCGATGGCGGCAGGGTAACGCTATCACAAAGCCTTTGGTACGGTGGCGCAGACTCCCCACTAAATAACTCTGTCGTTAAATTTAATGTTTATGCGTATTACCCTGTATCCAATGTCCCAGATAACTACGGGATACTATTTTCTGATGGCGGAGTAGCGGTAGCCTTATCAAATGCTAACCGCTTAAACGTAGAGCGATTTAAATACACAATCACCAATGCAGATAGAGAAATTGACGTTTCAACCGCAATTGCATCAATAGAACCGCCGCCAAGTGTTTATGTAAGCGATACAGGTTACAACGCCATGGCATCTTACGTTTATTCAAGTGGAGGTTACTGGCGAGTTAAGTGCTTAAGAGCAGGCGGTTTGTATAATGTTGGATCGACCTATAATGAAGAGCCTCCAAGATCTGGCACAGTCAGAATTATTGCCTTTGGGTCACCATTGCAAATCCTGCCAAGTTGGGGGTTAGCGTTTTATGGTGACGATGGTGGCGTGGCATTTAGTTCAGCAAACCCGCCAGAAATGCCAAGAGGATATCTTAACTCACCTACACCATTAGCAAACCCTCCTGGCTCGGTTGGTTGGCATGCAATTGGCGATTCAAATCCGCAGCAATTCCCAAACTTCGCTACCAAAAAGCCGATGTTTCAGGCTAGATTGATCGGCGCAGCAAAGCTCAGCTTTACCCCTTTTCCTGTCGGTATATGGCTTAAATCAGATGGCACTTTCACTTGCGGAGTATTAACCAAAGGCTCAGGTAGTATGCCGGTCGGAGGTAGTGCATTTGGTTACTGGGGAGAATCTTCGGCTAATTCGCCAATCCCATACATACATGAAGATGATTATTTCTAATAAAATTCAAAATGATAAGAATATTAAATAGTAACTAAAAACATTAAATTATCACAGTTTTTAATGTTCTGTTGTGTTTCATATCCATTAAAATAGGGCTCACTGTACGACCAACTGCAATTAACGTATAATTATACCACTTTTGGAACTGTGTACATGGCTGTGTACATGCAAACAAAATATACAGAATGCGAGGTGACAAAACCCTTGTTTTCAAAAAGAATTTTATTGAAGATATAACTAATGAGTGATTTAAACACTATTGTTTCAGTATCGTTCATTGTCTTACGTTTTTCCGCTAATTCTCTTTGAAACTATTAAGAAAAATGGATTTTTCATTGAAAAGTTTTTCACTTTCGTTCGATTCTATTCTTGATATTTGTGTACATATTTGCGTACATGAAAGACTCATGTACAAGATGGAGAAAGGTTATGGCACTTTCTGACTCATGGTTAAAAGCAAACCTGAATAAAGTCGCTGATAAGCCTTATGAGAAAGCAGATCGTGACGGCCTTAGCGTCAGGGTATCAGCTAAGGGCGCTATTACATTTCAAATGCGCTACCGCTGGGCAAGCAAGGCTGCTCGGGTTGATATTGGGCCTTATCCTTTGCTCTCGCTTAAAGAAGCCAGAGAACAGTGTGAAGTCTACCGCAAGTTGCTACTGGATAACCAAGATCCGCGGGAATACAAACGCGATAAAGCGGCAAAGGCCGTATCAAACGAAGGCTCAGTCGAGCAGGTTTTTAGGGCTTGGCATAAGTCACAGTTTAGTGATGGCCGTGCTAGCGTTAAAGACAGTACCGCGCATGAGTATTTGCGCGCACTGGAAATTAACGTTTTCCCGGTGCTTGGCAAAAAGCAGGTAGAACAAGTCACTCTGCATCAGTGGCTAGATTTGTTTGAGTCTATCGCCGCCAAGAAGCCCACCATTACTAATCTAACGTTAACAGTGAGTCGCAGGGCGCTTAAGTGGGCTGTTCGTCGGCGAATTATTAGCACAAATGAGTTGATGGGGATTGAGTCGAAAGAGGACTTAAATATCTCGCGCAAAAGCCGTAAGCGCACGCTTAGCGATGACGAACTCAAGATTATTTTGCAAGCCATTGATAACGCAAAACGGCAGCGCCTTGGTAACCGGATTATGGTTTTTATGGCCTTATTCTTTGGCTGTAGGATCGGTGAATTACGATTGGCGCAGAAAGCGCACTTTGATTTTACTAAGATGATCTGGACGGTGCCGGTTGAAAACCACAAGACAGGGTACAAGATGCAGCGGCCGCTATTGCGGCCGATCATCGACGAGATAGTACCATTGCTTGAGCTAGCATTTTCACTCAGCCCTAACGAGCTGGTGTTTCCGACAGAGAAAGGCGGGGTGTATTCGCAGGCGGCGACAACACGCATGTCTAACCCAATAAACACCTGGGCTAAGCTGAATGGTACGCCGTTAAATGAGTGGTATTTGCACGATTTGCGCAGAACGCAGCGCACTAACATGAGTAAGATTACTACTACAGAAGTGGCCGAAACCATGCTGGGGCATAAGCTAAGCGGGATTCAGTCGATTTATGATCACTACGACTATTTAGAAGAACAAGCTAAGGCATATCGAATTTGGTGGCAGAAGCTGCAGCGGCTCAAAGATCCCGCAGCCTACCACAACGTGATTGAGCTTAAGGCCGCGCAGTAACGGCCTCATTTTTCATTCTCATAAATCCACGCTTTAACTTCTTGAAAGTTGTACTTGTTTTTAAAGTGCGGGTTAGTGGTTGGTTTTGGGAAGTCTTCCAACTTAAACAGTTGGTATAGCTTGGTTGTGCCAATCCCCAACGCTTTTGCAAGTTGAGCTGGCGAGAAAAACTGCTGCACCACTTTACCCTGCATAGCTTCTATTTCTTGCTGAAACATTATGCACCTGCCTTTTCAATTAAATGCAAGTCGGTATCTAACAACTCGCACCAAATAACACCAGGCTCTCCATTAAGCTCGAACTGGTGCCAATTTCCTTCTTTACCGACATAGATGATTTGATCTCGTACACCTTTAAACTGGTACGCTTCTCCGATATTTAGAGTCATGCTGCACCTGCCTTATTTATTTTTGATGCAAACTCATCGATTGCTTGTCTAACTGACTTCTTCATAGGGTCGCTATCATGTAGAGAAATTCTGTTATGGTTCCAATGAACAGCCCATCCGTATAAAGTGCCTTTTTCTTTATTGAAACCAGCGTTAACATCATCAAGTAGATCGAGCCTTAACTTGTCACGATTTAACTCACCAAATTTAGTCAGCATTTGAAGCCGTTCGGCTTTAAGCTGCTCGTTCTCTGCGATAAGCAAATTCATGCGGTCATTTAGAGTCATCATGCACCTGCCTTGGCTTATGCCATACTTCCCATGTTTTAGCCTGAAACATACAAGCAAGAATCTTGAATGTTCCTAATAAAATAAGTTTCCAAAACGCCATAATTACAAAGCCAATAAATGCAAAAATATTCAAAAAAATAGTGGCTGAAATAAGTGGAAATATCATCAGAATCATTAACGTTCTTCTAATTCCGTTATGTTTGATTGTGCCAATATACTTAGGTCTTAAACCTTTTTTATCTTCAGTAAACTCAAACATCACTCACCATCCTTATCACGCTGCAATTGCCATAATGTTTCATTGAAATTATCAAAGTCAGTGCAAGCAGGATCATATGGGTTTGTAACTTTAGGTAAGTTTTCAAACATGAGCTTTGCTAATTCTTGAGCAGTGTCATATTCAAAAACAAAACCACCCTCTTGATACTTCCACTTGCACACTTTGGTTGCTTTAGCAGTCATCACTTGCCTTCCTTTGCCAATTCTTCGGCGAGTTGTTTCATAAACTGTTGGCAGGAGCATGCTTGTTTTCGTGGCAGGGCGTACCACTTTTTAAGCGCTTCGCGGATTGCGGTTGATTGCTTCATGCGTCCTCCCGTTTGCGCTTAGTGGTCGCCATTTTTATACGGGCTAACAGCAATACGGTTTCTTTAGCTTCTGGTAGTGCACGGCCTAAACCCATCTTATTGACAACGGCATGTTCTGCTGTGGTGACTAGCATTAAGTTGCTAATGTCGCAGTTGGTGCGATCGTTATCGATAAACCAGATCTTGTGATCTGCTGGCACTGGGCCGTGGTGTTTTTCCCACTCGAGAATATGTTTTAGGCGCCATGTTCTTGGCTCTGCCACTTTAACCATGACAAAACCATCTTTATTGTCGATTCTCTCAGAACCTACAGGCCGATGGTTTTGCGGGATAATGCCTTTTTTAAACTGCGTAGATGTTGAATTTCCGCCAGCTTGCCAGCCTTTCATCCCTGCATTCCACGTTTTTTGGCCTTTTGCAAATCGGCCTGTTCTGCCTGATTTCATGCCGTGATTTTTGGTAAGCGCACGGATTTGATTAACCGTTTTTTCGGTACCGAAATTGTGATTGAATTCAATCGTAATTTGTTTAATAGTCAGTGACTTAAATTTTAGTTTAACCCAATCAAATTGTTCTTTGGTGAAGCAGCGTAACTTACCTTTTGTTAGCTCGCCTTGCTTGCGTCCACAGGTGATTTTGTGGTTTTTGCATGCGCCTTTAATTTGCTGAATAGTTTTGTCTAAGCCAAAAGCAAAGTTAAATAAACTTGTGGTTTCTGCTAGCGATTTTTCAGGGAAAGTCACCCGTAAAAAATCGAGCATTGCTGCCGTATAGATAAACCTAGCCATTTTTGTTCTCCAGCATTTCAGGAAGTTTGCGGCCAATGGTTAACTCATTAGCTGCTAATTGTGCATCTAGAGCTAATCTAGCGTTGGCGATGATCTGGCTTGATATCTGCGTGACAGATTTGGAACGGTCGATTTCTTCTCGTAAGTTTTCGCCTTTAAGGTCTTCGTCAGACAAGCGTTCCAACTGGGCGAATAAGTGATTATTTAGATCAATCAAAGTGTTTTTCATGCTGCCTCCTATGCTGCTTTGGCGGTTTGTGTGCAAATCTCGGGGAGATTCACGCGGAGAATGGCTTCTGCAAATTGCGGCGGTACCGAATTGCCGCACCTTGCGACCTGCTGAGTTTTGTTGGTTTTGCCGTTATAGCCCTCAATGATGTAGTCATCAGGAAAGCCTTGCAGGCAGAATAGCTCTCGAGCCGTAAGCATCCTTAAGCCAATATCCACAATCACCATGGTTTTGTTATTCCAAGTGACGGTGACTAACGCAATACGCTCTTTAGTGGTGATAGTGGCTAATGGCTCGTTGAGTGAACTCCATTGGCCACCGTTTGAGTAATAACGCATTAAAAACGCGCTGACTTGCACGGCGCCAGCTTCTTGCTCTGCCGTTAAACCGCTGTCGCCTGGTGCAACAAGAGTTAACCTGACCTCAGCATGGTGTGTACCGCCTGCAGTAATAGTTGGCATCGGGTCACTTAAAGAAGTTGGCTTGATGTTTTTACGCAAGTGAACCATAAAGGCCGAGACTATTTGCTGCTGGCTGCCTGTGTTGGTTATCGTGCTGCAGGGTTCTTCAATTGAGTAAGCATGGGTGGTATTAAATCCACCGTTAGCCTGAACCATAACCGGTGCAGCAAGAGCAAATGCACCGCCTTTAGGATAGGCGGTGATTGTTTTAATGGGCTCGTTAACGCTCTTAGTACCTTTGCTTGACCAGTTGGCGATCTCAATAATAAATGGGTTAGGGTTTTCTAAAACATGCTTAATCGTGCCGATGGCAACACGTTTTAATGTCGCGTCAGCTAAAGGGCGTTTAACGTTAAGCCCTTGCTGTTTCGCTTCTTCTTTGGTCATAAAAATGCTTGGGCACGGCAAAGAAAAATCAATTTTTTCAGCCGTTGTCACCCACGGCTTTAATTCACCACGAATAACCCGATGATCATGCGGGGCACCATGTGTCGGTTCTGGCCACACAATCGGCCGACCATCACAACGGGCAATCATAATTAGGCGTTTACGGATAGTTGGGGCGCCATAGTCACGGGCGCGTAGCTCACGAAATTCAACTTTATAGCCGAGCCCTTTTATCAACTTATATCTATCTGAATGAGTTAACCCTAAGGTTTCAACGCACTCAGCTAAAGCAGGGTGATCAGCATCGACACCAGTAGTAAGCATGGCTTTGAAGGCTTCAAACGTTTCACCTTTGCGAGCAGGATCGGGGCGTTGATTTTGTGAACCTTCACCAATCAACGGCCCCCACGTTTTAAATTCCTCAACATTTTCTAATGGGATTAATTTCGGGCGGGTTCTCAAGATCCAACGAATGGTGATCCAAGCCAATCCGCGTATTTCTTTTTTTACTGGAGTATCACCACGGGCCTTGGAAAAATGAGTGCAGTCAGGGCTAAACCATGCCACATTAACTGGCTTACCTGCAGTGGCTTTAACTGGATCAACATCAAACACCGATTCGCAATAGTGCAGCGTTTCGGGATGGTTGGCTGAGTGCATTGCAATGGCATCAGGGTCGTGATTGATTGCAATATCCACGCTGCGACCCAGTGCCCAAGCCATGCCAGTGGAGGCACCGCCACCGCCTGCAAAGTTATCTACGATTAAGCCGCGCATGGTTTTTTCTCCGTTGGCATGTTCATAACTAAGTCATCAATGATTGAGTCGGTTGGATAACCTTCTAACCGCTGTCGATTGGCTTCTTCACACAGTTCTTGAAACTGGATTTCAGTGGTTTCCTTTATGCCGCAAAGCTCGAAAACTTCTTTGGCAATGTTCATCACTTCAATCGGCCATACGCTGTTTGTTGCAGTGCTGTCCCGCGCGATTTGATCTTCGATATCAAGCTGTTTAGCTTGATTTCGTTTCTTTCTAGTCTGTTTGTGTTTAATTGTGTCAACCTGATCAGCTGATTTAATAGGAATATCGATTGAATCAACGGTTTCATTCCCAAACACATCCCAACCTTTGGTTTTGGTTCTGGCGAACATTTCAAGGCGCGGAACGTCACCCATGAGTTCGACGCATTTATCGCGAAACTCATCGGGCTTTTGGCTGTGGCGAATGTTTTGATAGGTGCCCACGTAGCAGAGGTGAGCGAGTACTTCATCAAGGCTTTGTGGGTCGAAATTGCCCACGGCGCGAACGCTGCGGCAAGCTGGTGTTGGTTTGCCTTTGATGGCGATAATGGCCGACTCGCTACCTGCGCGGGTCCAAAAGCCCATGCCAAAAAATGGATTGTTATTGACTGTTAGCTTGTTCCAGACAAAGCCATTCATGTTTTTAAGGGTGAAGCCCCAGCTTTTAACCAGATCAATGGCATCCTGCGGCATGGCGCCCACATACCACATCACCAGCACACAGTTGTCATCGGCAATGCTGCCCACATCGAGGCGTTTTAAGTCCTCTGTGCTAGTGACGGTGTACTTTGCTTGGGCGCTGGATTTCATCGAGCCGCCCGTGTTTTGGTTGCTAAAGGCCCATGGCGGATCCGCGTAAATCAGCTGATATTTTTTGCTCATGCAGCATGCTCCTTTGAATCAGTTAACTGATAATTGGCTAATTGGGTTTCTAGCTCGGCGATCCGCGCGTTGGCTGCGGCTAACTTGGCAAGATGCTTTTCCCAGTCGAGTTCTTTGATTTTCTCGACAATTGCCGCTACTTCTTCGAGGCGTTCTTGGCCGCGCACAAAGTTAGAGAGCTGAACATCGTGCCTTATTGCTGCTCGCCATGGGGCGCTCTCAAGGTAGGTAACGGTGTAATGCAGCATCAATGCTTTGATTAGGTTTTCTGAGTTGATTTTGGTCAGTGACAGCATCAGCTCGATGCGCTTTGGCGATTCAAAGCCAGGGATTAACAGATTCATGCTGCACCGCCTGTGGTGCTGATCACCTTGAAATCAATTACCCAAACCCAAGGATTTGATTGCCAAGATTCATCGCCATAGATTGATTGCCAAGCTTCGCAAAACTCTGAGTAACCGTTTTTACCACCAGTCACATCATCGTCGTAACCGTCAAACCCTTCTGCCCACGCGTCACGCTCGCTTATGTTTTGTACCCGCTCTACACGAACATCGGTTACTTCTAAGATGATGCGAGCAGCCCAACGTGGCATATGGATAGATGGTTTCCATTTGCTTTCACCGCTATCATGTGACGCTTTGAATAACACGGTGCCATTAGAAGGGCATGAGCAAGGTGATTCACTGCACCCACATTCATCAGAAGAATTAAATTTTCGCCATGTTTCGCGGACATAAAGCTGATCGCCGATAGAGCCAAAAGGAGATATAAACCCTTGGTCTTCATCACTAACACCAAAAACATCATTTTTGGCAGGCTGATAAAATCCTTTCTTATCAATTACTGTTGGTGTGTACCATTCCGCTTTTGCAGAGAGCGGTTGCCATTCTTTATGAGGCTGTGGATTCATGGGCCTGCGCGTTTGCGTTTTGCGCCCGTCTAGAATGGCGCGCACCATTTCGGTGTTGAAGATAATAAGGCGCTGTTTCATGCTGCCACCTCTGGGAAGTAGGTTATTTCAACGCTGGCGCGTGTGGTGTTGAGCGCTTGCCCCATGGTTTTAAGGATGAGGTTTGAGGCCAGCATTACTGCATCAGCGTTGGCTAGTAGCTTGCCTGTTTTTGGGCATATGCAGCGGCCAGTGAAGTCTTGGCTGGTGCGACTCCAAACCAAATTTTGATAAGCGTGGCGCCAGTGTCGCTGGCCGATGGATTCAGCCTCGTTTGCGGCGCTCGCCAGTGCTTTAAGCATTACCGTTGTGGTAAATAAGCTGTTTTCGCGGTGTTTGCTGCCGAGGGATTGCAACTCCATGGCGGTACCCATGGTGCTCCAAAAGTCATAAGCAATGGTGGCGTGGTAGGGCTCAAAGTTTTTCTTGGTACCGAGCACGATGGCCGTGGCGTCTTTGATTTGTTTAAAGGACCAATAGAACTCGCTCTGTGCTGCGGGTTTGTTGGTGGCAAAATCCACGCGGCCTTGCATCCAGTCGATATTTTTAACTAACTCCATGGTGAGCGTGGATAGCTCATCGCGGTGGTTGTAGGTATCTGACAAACCTTGAGGCGGCTTGCTGGCGTTTTGGTTGATATCGGTAAACGCTTGCTGGCGTTCTTGCAGCGATAAGCTGGTGTACAGGGTGATAGAGATAGTGTCTTGCGACAGCTCTGGGGATTTTTCGAGCGCCTTGGCGATACCCGTGGCGCGGTGCTGGCCGTCGAACAGCTTGATTATCGAATCCATGCCGACTTTTAACACACCCACGCTGCCGCTAACTTCGGATGCTTCAAACTTAGGCGCTTGGCCGCCTGTTGGCACTTCTACCACGCCGATAATGCCCGGCAAGAAGTAGCCTTTTGGGTTATTGAGCATGTAATTGCTGATGGATTTTGCACGAGCAGGATTGACTTTGCGTTGGCTGCGTTCGAGCACGCTGCCAGCATCGTCAATACGTAACATGCGCACAAGGACAAGCATTGACATGCTCACGGTGTAAAGCACCTTACCGCCTTGCATGCCCATTACTGCTGGCATTGAGTAGCACATTTCCATTATTCGGCTCCTTCTAGTTCGTTTTCTTGCAGTTCTTTCACGCATTTGGGGCAGATGCAGACAAAGTACTCATTGTCGTTAACTGCCTTTTGCCAACCTGAGCGGCTTAGGCCTTCGCTGACGCTGGTGATCACACTGCGGTGCTTGCGTTGAATAAACAACGTATCGGTGCAGCTGTTACAGGTGACTTGATAGCCAGATACCAGTTCGATTTCTGAAAAATCTGGAGGGGTTATGGTTAGCATGCTTCAAAATCCTCCATACTTAGGCCCAGCTCTTTGGCGAGTTTTATGTCCTCAATGCGGCGGCGTTTAGCTAAGCGCACTTTATCCTCGGTCGATATCCTAATTGACTGGATGACTGGCTCATTTTCCTCTCGGAATCGGACTGTTTTAGCTTTAGGTGCAGCAGTTGGAGGTTGAGAAGTCGATGAGTTAACGACCTTCATCACTTTTGGCTTTCGCGCCTTAGTTTCGTATTGAGCCCGTTTTTGCGCTTTGATACTTTCCTTATGCGCTTGGTAGTAAGCCCTTGCCGCGATTTGCTTTGGTGTGAGTTGTTGGCTCATGTGACGTCCTTATCTTTTAACCAAGAAACGGTGCAGGCCTTTTGCTGCACGGATGGCAACGGCGCGATTGGTGGTTAACTTGCCACCTGGCAACATCCAACCATCTTTGTCTGCAACGATATGGCCGAGGCCGATTTTGATATCGCTGTTTTGGGGTTTGTCGTGGGTTAGCATGCTGCACCGCCTTCACGTTTGGCTTCGTATTCGTCCCAAGCGGCTTTATCACCGTTGGCAATAAACCATTGGATATAGCCGTTACCTTGTTGGTCTCTTGCGCTGCCGCCGTACTTTGAACCAGTGAAGGTGAACCTTCCTTCCATGGTTATCAAAGGCCATCCGCCAGTGAATTCAGTAAATGTAAGGTCAGGACGTTTTTCTTGGACTGACTTTTTGAATGCCTCGAAAGCTAAATTTCTGTTAGCTTTTTCGTTGTCGAGTTCGTCTTTACAGGATTGTGAGCAGAAAATTGCGCTACCATCTTCTACAGGCTCTAATTTGATGTAGTTGCCTTGTTCATCTTCACCTTCAAGATCACAGTCGATTTTGCAATTGCAATGCATGCACCTAAACGACCAACCGTGCTCAATACAAACCAGTGGTGGGACTCCACCTTTAACGCCAGCGTATTCGTCGGCCCATGGCAAGCGACGACAAAAATCAACATCTTCCCAATCAATACCTAATTCAGCCGCACCTTCTCTGCGAGCAGTTGCTGAGTTAGTTGCAAATACGATGCTGCTGTAACCTTCAAATCCTTCGCGGACTTCGTATGCTTTGAGCGGTTTAGTGTTCATGATTGCTATTCCTTCTTTCGTGAATGGTGGCAACTATCAAGCTGCGCTTGACTGTTCAGGCTCGGGTGAGGTGGTTTGAGTGGCTGAGGTATGCAGTGCTTTTTGGCGTCCAGCAATGTGAATAAAGTCGCCTGGGAGTGCTCGCTCATTTTCTCCCATGGTCATGGGCATGATTGCGGCGACGATTTCGTTTTTTAAGCCCATTACAGCGGTAAGCGCCTGCCCTTCATAAATGCGTAAAACGGCGCCTTTTTTAATGCTAACTTTTAAATTTTTAAGTCGGCCTAGAAGCTCAACATTCATGCCAAATGTTGATACTGGCGTTTTATTTTCATCACTTAACAGCGACTTAAATACTTTGCCTGCATCTGGGTATGGCCCATCGATTGGGTTAATAAACTCAATGTGAGTAATAAGCTTACGTTCCTGAGTGTCCAACGCTTCAAAGGTGGTGAAGGTATCAAGGATGTCGTAAATCGATGTGAGCATGGCTACGCCATCGTTGATAAAGATGTTTTGAATAGACGGTAATGCTTTTTTGTTGGCGGCTTTTAGCAACTCTTTGCTGATTGGGTAAATGTAGTCGCCATCGCTAAAGCCGTCCTCGTCGTGAATTGTGACTAGGCAATGTCCGTCGGTGGCGGTGAGGATTACGCCTTTTTCAGGATGGGGTTTTACGTGAAAGCCGTTTAGGTAGTAACGAACATCATTTTTTGCGGCGAACGCTGCCAGCATTGGCAGGTATTGAATGTTTAATTTGGTTTTCATGGTGATTACTCACTGGATGATGTAAGACGATTGGCGTTGAACGTGTAACGTGTAACGATTACTTACACGTTCAACTTGTGTGTTTGGCTGAGGTAGCTGGCGAGTTGTGCATATTGATCGTCAAGCAGATCTTGAGCGCTGCTGTAGCCGTGTTTTTGCTTGATCTGCTGCCAGCTTTCGATATGACGCAACCAAACATTCTTCGATTCTGGATAGTCGATAATCAGCTGGTTTAATTCGGCAATTGAGCGGTCACAGTAAGCGGCCATGGCGTTGCCTTTGGCTTGCCGTTCTTGCTCCAGTTCACTTGCAAGCATGGCGACTAGGGCGTCGCTGGTGGCATGGGCTTGTGCATCAAACATGGCTATCTGCCTTAATTATTGGCTGGTTTGCGTGATGGCTTGTGTGATGAGCGCTGCGGTTGAGCCAGCTGATGGTTCTATCGCTTACCGTGATATTGATTGCTGGTGGCTCGGCGATGCGGGTGAGTTTTACGCGACCGCTGCGGCTGACTTGGATGTTGGCCACTTCGTTTAATGCGGTGGTTTTTAACGGGCCGTCATCCAATTTGGTGACGTGGAATCGCTCGCGGAAGGCATAGCTGCAAACATGGCTTTGCAAGTAGGCCTCGAGTTCGTTTTTACGCTGGATCACCGTTGGGCAATGCATTAGGTCTGGCAATTGGGCGAGGCGACAAGCAATGCTGAGGTGTAACAGCAGTTGCGATTCTACGGGTAGCAGTGGGGCGCTGTGATGCGCTGCGATTGGGTGGGGCATAGGTCACCTCGCATGGTTTAGTTTAGGTTGTTTGAATGGGTTGGTTTTGTGCTGCGCTGTTGGCGCTGGTACGGCTTAGAGCAAATCGAAGGGGATTAACTTGGCTAATAGCATTAGCACTAGGTCGATAAAATCAGGTTGTTGGGCTTTCATAGTATTGCTCCCTGCGGTTTTACGGTGGCAACTATCCGGTAATTCCGGATAGTTGCGGTGTAAACGTTGCCGGTTACGTCATCCGGCGGCCTGAACCCGTCCTCTGCCGCAATCTTGCCGCTAATAACTGGTGCGTGACTTTCAGGCGTTCGTGCTGCTTTACCAGTGGGCCCTTGCTTATTAACCCTAACCAGATCCAAAGCTGGCTCGAGAACTATGCTCGACTCGGGGCGCTGTCATAACCTGCGCTTGTAAGTGGCCGCTTCTAACGGCTAGTTAGTCACATGGGCTTGTCCTCTGATTGATTGGCTACTTTTGCCGTGCCATTGGCGTGATTAACGTGATTTTAAAATCGCTAATTTCTTTGCTAGTAAAAGCTGATTAACACTTTCAATCTGATCCTTTGTACCTTCCCAGGCATCTAGCATGGTTTGGCCTGCTTTTCTAAACTCAGCGCCTAGCTCTCGGCGGTGAATGCATAGCCTTTGCGCTTCACCACGGTTGATATTGAAGACAGGATTAACCAGATCTAGCAGGTTATCCTCGGCAATTTCTAATGAACTTCTGCCATAGATTTGCATGGCGTTCTCCTTGTAAGTCGCATTGGTGAAGGTGGCTGACTGGCGCTCATTTCCAGTTACCGAAAGGGTGGAGCCTATAGCGCCACGGTTGGCTCAATCGGTAGTCGAGTCTTACTATTCAGCCACCTTCCCAATGCAACCTGATTTAACAGGTGCATGGTGTTCTTACCTCACCGCCAGAACGGGCGGGGTTGTGCGCTTAACGGGTCATGCTCGCAGGGCGTGATCACGTCACTTATTAGCCGCTGGTTGTTCCAGAGTTTTATCCCTTATCTGGGGGAGCTAATACCCGGTCGCCGCAAGAGGCGCACAAGTCTATTTACGCGGATTACTATCCTCCGCCGCGTGATCCTCGGAGTAACCTAGCTTGGGAGCCTCACATACGAGGGGACCAAGGTTAGTTGTTCATGGGCCAGTCTGTTAAAGAGCGTGATTAGAATCTTTTCATTTCCGTTCTAATCGATGCTCAAATGTTAGTTTGCTAACTTTTTAAAGTCAACATAAAAAGTTAGTTATCTAACATTATTTATTTTTTGCTCAGCTTGGTGAATTGCAGATACAAAAAAGCCACCTAAGTAGGTGGCTTGGTGATTGAGATTTGCTTGAGGTTATGAGATTAAATCCATAAATTCATCTTCATCTAAAATCTGTATATCAAAGCCTTCATCAATTAGATCTTGCGCCTTTAGTTGCTTACTAGATATGCCACTTGGTCCAACTAAGTTTTCATCCTGCTCACCAACGACTAAGTAATCGGTCTTTTTAGATACGCCTGTTTTAATTTCTAGCCCGAGTTCTGCGGCGGCTTCAAAGGCTTCTGCTCTGCTGATGGATAGTTCGCCAGTAAAGACGATGGTTTGGCCGTATAGTTCGCCATCTTCATTAGGTGGGTAAGCTTTGTGATCCGCGCCTTTGGGTTTACCGAATGCCGATTTAGGTTTTATTTCGTTAATGTGACCAAGGGTGACTGCTGCACACATAAACACTCGGCCAGCTGCAATTGCATCGGATTTGGCTCGGTGTGCTTCATCAAGCGGAATATTACAGTGCTGTGATACCGTAGCTAATTTGTAGTTAGGTAAGCTGAATGCTGCTTTTGCCAGATTTAATGCACAGTGGTAGTGGTTATTGAGCACGATGCCAACATTAGCGAACTCAGCATCTAAAAAGCCTTTATCAAACTTGGCGTTATAGGCCACGATAGGTAGATCACCGATAAAGGCTTTTAAGTCTTGCGCGAGCTCTGCAAAGGGCGGCTGGTCTACCAGCATCTTGTTGGTGATGCCTGTGATATTGGTTATTTTGCGTGGCACTTTTACCGCAGGATTTATCAATGACTCAAATACAGGGTGATCGTTGGATAGGAGATCAAATTTGATTGCGGCAATCTCGATTATCTTGTCCGTTTCAGCCTCAAGCCCAGTGGTCTCGGCATCTAATGCAATAAATTTTGTCGGTATGTAGGGGTATTTAGCTAAAAACTCTGCGGTTTGCTTATCCATATAATAATTCCTTTTGTTTCAAACGTCGCTGCCACAGTGTTTGCATTTTTTGGCGGCCATCAATATATCTTCTGCACAATAAGGGCATTGTTTAATTTGTTTTGGCGCTTCGGTGACGGGCTGTACTGATGTTGGTGTTGGTGCAGGTTCCTGTGCTGCCACGTTAATCGTTTTTATCGGTTCGTGACTTTTTATCGCCCAGACTAATGCCACAACCCAACCTACAAGTGTCCAGCCTAAAAACAGGTTTAACGCAAATATTGAATAAAAGTTAGGTTGTTTGTGAAAGTAGGCTTCATACATTGGGTAGAAGTAAAGTAACGGCGCAAACAAAATGAAAGATGCGGATAGCAATTGACCAAACTCATTTAGCTGGCTTGAAGGTATTTGACCCATACCAAAACTAAGGCCAGCTAGTAAAATCAAAGATAACAATCTAATTATAAACATTTAAAATCCCTTTCATTATTTAAAAATTAATTATTCCAAACGTTTAGCACTGACCACCAGAACACCCAGCCGATAATTTTGATCTCGGAGGCTTTTTCTGGCGCAATAAATTCATCGGGGAATTCATCGTTGTTATAGCTCTTGATACGAATACCGCCGCCTGGGGTACGATAGAGCATTTTTACTCGTAACATGCCATCGTGATCTATGGCATACATTTCACCGTCGATAATTGATTTTTTACTGGTATCGATACCAACGGTAGTTCCGTGGCGCAGCACTGGCAGCATGCTATTGCCGCTTACGGTTACACAGGCCGCATTGCTTGGTTCTACGCGGCTTTTTTTAAGGGTGGATTTCGCAAAGCGTAGTTTGCAGCCGCCGTTCTCTTGCACAAATGTTGATCCGCTGCCTGCGGCTAATTCCACTTCACGGTAAAACGGTAGTGCCACTTCATCATCCCTTAGCGGTGTATCGCCATCCCATAGCTCAAAGCCAGCATGCCACTCGGCATTTGATTCACGGACCTCAATTTTTTCTGTTTCACCACTAAGAATCCACTCAGGATCACAGTCAAGAATCTTACCTAAATTAATCAGATTTTTACCTGATGGCGCAGATATGCCTAGTTCCCATTGTGTTATTGAACTTGGTGTGATTTGCAGGGAATCAGCAATATTTTTTTGCGTGAGTTTTAGCTCTTTTCTTCGGCGTCGAATCCTCACGCCAATTTGTTCTGTTTGATAACTCATAACAACAGTCTCATCTGCAAAATCTTTGTTGTTAGTTATCTTACATTCGTTTGACATTAGAATCCTTTTGTTGATAATGTTAGAAAACTAACTTTAGGGGTGAAAATGAAAACATCTGACGCGGTAGCTTACTTCAAAACCAAATCAAATTTGGCGAAGCAACTAGGGATCACTCACTCATCAATTTCTCAGTGGGGCGAAGAGGTTCCTGAGCTTCGTGCGTTTCAGCTTGAGCGCTTAACGGGCGGTGAGTTGAAGGTTCATGCTGATAAAGCCATTGAGTCTACGTCTTCACCTCGGGTTGCTTAACTGCTCTTGTTAATGACAAGGATATCTAACCATATGACTAAACACACATTAAAGCGCGAATCGCTTTCATGCTCCGATCCACTCTATGCCGCCCATGCGCTTGGGCACGATTACGGCGTGGATAAGCTGGCGCGGGATTTATTCCAACAGCCCGGGGTGATGTACAACAAATTGAACCCTGAGAACGACAGCAATCACTTGTATTTACGTGATGCGATTCATTTGACTGAGCTGGCCGATGATGACCGCATTTTATCGGCGTGGTGCCATAGCCGCGGTGGGGTGTTTGTCAAACTGCCTGAGTCGGTGAATTGCGATGAAGAGCTAAGCGATCAGCTGCTGCTGATTAGCGAGCAAATGGGCATTGCGCTGGCCGAGATCCGCGACTCCCGCGCTGATGGGGTGATCACCCCTGATGAGTTTGAATGCATTAGCCGTGAGCTCACCAAAACCGTGCGTGAAGTGCTGTCGCTTAAAGCGGTAGTGAGTAGCCAAGTGCGGGATCTGCCAAAAGCAAACCCTTTCAGCGTTGAGTTACAACCTAGTCAGATTTTTTCAATTAATGACTCTGTGTCAATAACAAAGAGCGCGCAGCATGAGTGATGTTATTTATGATGCGGCATTAGAGCATGAAGCGCATATCAAGGCCGCTTTAACTGTTCGTCAACCAACACTGCCTTTTATTGGCAAGTGCCATTACTGCAAGGCAACTGTTTCAAATAATCAACATTTTTGTGATGCCGACTGCCGCCACGATTACGAGCGGTTAAAGGCGAATGGGAGAGTGTGATGTCAGATAGAAACTTAGTCCTTATCCCGCAATTTAATGAAAATCAGTTAACTGATAACTCCTGCGCAAATATTCCCTACACACCTGAAGAAGATGCCGAGTTCGCTCGCATTGAGCGCAATCAAGATATCGCTTTGTTGGCTAACGTGATCCGCAGTTCACCAACAACGAGTGCTGAGGCGATTGCGGCGCGAGTGTTGGATGCGGGGTATCAGTTTTCGGGTAGTGCGGTGCGCTTTAAATAAGAAAGCCCACTAGAGCTGTGCAGGCCGTGGGCTTAATACCAAGTGAGGCAATAACAATGGTACTGGAATCAATTGATAGCGTCAATCATGGCGCTGGTGGCAGTAATGTGGTGCCGTTACGGCCCGTTGCTGACAATAAACAGCATGCGCGGGGTGGGGTGGTGAAAGCAGATTTGGATGATGGTTATTTACGACTCTCCAATACGCTGGTGGACGCCCTGTGCCGCACGAAATTAAGCGATCGTGAGAGTCGTGTTTTATTTGCTGTTATCCGTAGAACCTATGGCTACGGCAAGGCCACTGACTGGGTATCGTACAGTCAAATAGAAGAAATGACGGATATCGATACTGACAACGTATCGCGGGTGATTGGCGGCTTATTAAAGCGCAATGTGCTGATAAAAGACGGCAAGAAAATTGGGGTTAACCCAACGGTTTCTTCTTGGACTGATAAAACAGCAAAGGCAAAAACTGTCAATTCTGACAGTAAAAATTCACTGTCTATTCTGACAGTAAAACCTGTCTATTCTGACAGCGAGGCTGTCTGTTCTGACAGTAAAAACTGTCTAGATAGACCCCTACAAAAGAAAGACATTAATACAAAAGAAATACAAAAGATCTCTTCGTCGCACATTGCTAACGCAATGGCCGACATGCAGGTTAAACCCGATGCTGCTATTCAAACTCCCAATGGCAAGCTTTGGGGCACTCAAGACGATTTAACCTGTGCTGAGTACATCTTCAACAAAGTGCTGATTGTTAACCCCACTGCAAAGCAACCGAATTGGCCTGATTGGGCTAACCAAGTGCGCTTGATGCGTGTGCAAGACAAGCGCACTCACCACGACATCTGCAAGCTGTTTAAGTTTGCCAACTCCGACTCATTTTGGGCGAGCAATGTGTTATGCCCAAAAACCCTCCGTAAACAATGGGACAAACTTAACGCCAAACTGCTAGCGAGATCATCACATGAAACCACTGCAATCGATTCTGCCGGACACAATCAACGCTATGAGAACCCAACAGCCAGAGTATTCCGTCAGCTCAGGGAAATGGCCGCAAGCCTTGATGAACAAAACGATTGCCAAGGTGGTCATGCTGGAGCTGATCCCCGCGATGAGTTTATACAGTCGTGATTTCTCAAAGAAATTCGGCAATGAGCTTGAGTCTGTAATTTCGGAGTTTGTTGAGGTGATTTGCAAGGCTGGCTTAAGTGAGCAGCAAGTAAGAATGGGGATTGATGTCTATAAGCTTAAAGCTGCGACAGCTCCATGGAGCGTTAATCCTACAGAGTTTTTAATGTTGTGCGGCCCTGTTTCACAGTTGGGTGAAATTGAAGTGCTTGAGGCGTTCACGAGAATGATTGAACACAAATCTGCAATGACTGACGTTGAGCACGCAGCAAGGCTTAAGTGCGCGTACCAATGCCGCAATCAACTACCACAAGACAAAGCTTTGGTGCTATTCACTTCACACATGAAAGCATTTAGCGCAAAGCAAGCGCGCGGGGAGTTTATCCCAAGCCGTGACACCAAGTTACTTGAGCGCAAAGGTCAGCCTCGCCAATTCAATCAGGATTTTGAAGCCCAGATCGGCAAGCGTGTAGCTAGAACGTCGATTGAAATTCGCATGCTCAAGTTGCAGATGGCAACAAAACGCCGCAAAGCGTTTAGGCGACGTAAGGCGCAAAGCAGCACTAGAACTGGTAGCGCAATCATTCAGCGCATTACGGCATTTAAGCGCCGCAAAGCCAACAGCCGCTTAAGGGTGGCTCGCCATGGCTAAAGCAATTAAACACCTCCCAGCAGATGCGCCAGATTTTTATAGCGCGATTGTGGCGCCTGGAGTTGTGGACTGTGCATCAAAGCAAGTCGTGCAAGAGGCGGTTAACGATGCGCAGTTGTTTGTACCAAAAGCGGTGACAGCCGCTGAGTTACGGGCCCAAGGGTTATTGCGTGAACGCGAACTACCGCAAATGTGGCATTGCCGCGGTGGTGAGTCGGATATGGAGAAGATTGTAAAGCATATGTCGGTTATCCCCGCGGAGTTTAAACATTCCGTATCAATCGAGTATGAGCGTTTATTTGCGCTGGGTGGGCCAGCTTGTCGCAAACAGGCTAATCAGTTTTTGGTAAGGCAGTCAAAGCGGTTTAGAGGGGTTTAGCAGTATGGACTTTAAATTACTACATGGAGATTGCCTCGAGCTGATGAAAGGCATACCTGATAACAGCATTGATTTGATTTATGCAGATGTTCCTTACGGAACGACTCGCTGCGCATGGGATGAAGTTATTCCTCTAATTCCAATGTGGGAGCAGCTTAAACGAATTATTAAGCCTAATGGTGTTATTGCAATGCATGCAGCACAGCCATTCACCTCGGTTTTAACATGCTCAAACTTACCTTGGTTTAAAGAAGAAATAGTTTGGGAAAAAGGTAATGCGACAGGTTTTTACAATGCCAAAAAGCAACTAATGAGAGCTCATGAGCATGTGCTTATTTTTTGTAATGGAGTTGGCACTTACAACCCACAAATGACGCATGGTCATCCAAGAAAAACAGCATCAAGAAAGAAAACAGGCAGTGAGTGCTATGGAGAAGGCTCAAAAGGGTCTGTTTACGACAGCACTAGCCGTTACCCACGTTCTGTTCAGTTTTTCTCATCAGATAAGCAAAAAAGGAAGGGCGAAAGAATTAACCCTACTCGTAAACCAGTAGCGCTGTGCGAATGGATTATCAACACATATAGCAATCATGGAGAGACCGTTCTTGATTTTTGCTTTGGTAGTTGCTCAAGCGGAATAGCCAGCATGAACACTGGGCGTAATTACATTGGCATCGAACAAGATGCTGATTTTTATGCTGATGCGTTTGCTAAGTATTGCGCTGGTAATGCGGAGGCAGCATGAAGCTAATTATTGGTATTGATCCTGATCTCACTAAAAGCGGCGTGGCCACTGTGGTGGACGGCAAGATACAGCTGCTTAAGAGCATGGGTTTTAGTGAGTTGATTGAGTTTGTTGTTTGCAGTGCTGCGAGTTCGCCTTGCGTTGTGCTGCTTGAGGATGTGGATAACAAAAATCCAGTATTCGCTAGCAAGTTAAAGCGGACTGCCAAAGGCCAAAATCCATTGCTGGCTTACGTTGGCCATGCCCCAAGCCAAGGCGGTAGTGAATTTAAGATCAATATGAGCAAGGCCGAGGACTTGGGAAAAGTGAAAGCCACGGCAAGATTAATTAAAGAAGTACTCGAGGACAAAGGGATTACCGTGACTTTGGTTAAACCGCTGCGTGGCCCAGTGAAAAAGGCTAAGGATAGCAGTGTGTATTTTAACAAAATCACCGGCTGGACTGGCCGCAGCAATGCCGATACCCGCGATGCTGCGTTAATCGCCTTATTTGGCAAGGGGGATTTATGCCGTTAAAAGCCCCATTAGCTGAGCGTTTAGCGCGTGGTGTTGAGTTGTATGTAAACCAAAAGATGACGCTTTTAGATAGTTCTGCTGCTGCGCCTGTGTGCCGTAAAAAACTCACAAAAGAGTTAAAGGACCGCGGGTTATTGCGCAAGGAGCCTAAAAAGCTCAGCGAGAAATTTGAAAAGGCCATCAAGCTTTATGTTGATGAAAACTTATCTGTTTTTAACGCTGCAGCTAACACAGGCGTATGCAAGACGGCACTAGCCAAAGTATTAAGAGAGCGCGATTTACTGCGTAATACGGCCGAAAAGAGCGCCGCCAACTTGGAGCAAGCGATCGCCTTGTATGTAGCTGGCGCCACCATTTTTGCGGCCTCACGCCAAGCTAAAGTTGGCAACCAAACCTTAGGCGATGCGCTAAGTGCCCGTGGATTACTGCGCAAGCATCCAGAGCGTAAACCAATGAGCACTGTATCGCGCCAAGATCCGCTTGAGTCGGCCGAAAGCCGTGTATCAAGCATGGCACTGAGCATTATTCATTCCGCTGCCCGTGCTGCAGCTAACCACCAAGGAGATGGCAGATAAATGATTTCAATTGAGCGCTTGTTTGAGCTGCTATCTCCACGCGGGTTATCGATTGGTGCGGCGGCGGGGAAAGGGGTTTTTAGTCGGGAGGATGCTATGGGTGTTATTGCGCAGGTACAGGGTAAGTACCCCGTTGGGGTGAAGGTGTTAGAGGCGACCATTTGCGGCGATGTAGATGCCGAGGATGCACTGGTTAAGGCGCTGACATGGAAATATGAGGAGAATTTCAGACCATTGGTATCCGCAGTATTAGCAAGGCTGGCAGTGAATGAAGTTTGCGGTACCCGCGTTTGCCCTAAGTGTAAGGGAACAAAACTCAACTATCACCGCAATGGTGAGTGCAAACTCTGTAGCGGTACCGGGAAAATGTTGAATACGGTTGAGCAGTTGACTAAATCGTTTTGTGATTTGAGTGGCGCCAAGATCACGACAGAGCAATTTAGCCAGCATTTTTACGACAAGTATATGAGTGGCGTAGATGCACTGCATCAGCACGAACATGATGCAGCTCGCTTTGCTAAAAAAGTACTGCGGATGGTTGGCGAAGAAATGGGGCTAGCGGGTTGATGATTGAAACGGTAAGCGATTTAGTTAAACGGCTTAAAGCGGAGGCAGAGCAACTCGAGTCTATGGGCTCAGTTGATCTGGCCTGTGGTGTTGAAGCGGCGGTAAGGGTGATCTGCAATGAACTCGATGACCACTTGCCGATTGGTAATGAGGATTATCACCGGATTGAGCCATTAGAGCGGATAAATAAGCGTTTAATGTCGGTGTTAGCAACGCAGTCATCTATTAATGAGCGGTTTGATTTGCACTGTAAAAAGCTGGTGTTATCTACGCCTGAATACAAGACGCTAGTTAACGCTAAAAACGCCATTCATCAGCAGATTAATGCGTTGCCTAAGTGCACTGCCTGCCGTGGTGTTGGCAAAGTTAAGCCGATGTTCGAGCTGTACCCGTGCGATAAATGCGGCGGTTCTGGTGTGGATTTAGCGGCTAATAGCGAGCTGATTAAGTTGCAGCAATCTTTGATATTGGCTGAGTTTGAGTTGATTGAAAAATTGACCTCAGCGCTGTTTAAAGTGGGGTTATCAGCAGCTGATAAAGAGGCGCTCTCGGTTGAGTATTTTTACGCCGACTGCCGCACTAACCTGAGGTGCGACTGATGGCCATAGCCTGTATTGCCTTAAGTGATGCCGCCATTAAACGGGCTGTGGCCGATCACTCGATTACCGAAATTAGGGACCCACGCTATCCGCTACGGTTGCGCCTTGGCAGTTCGCGCAGTCGTGGCAGTTGGTATTTAGTCACCAATAAAGAAGGCAAGGCAAATTGGTCAAAGGTGGCTAACTGGCCGCTGGTGAGTGCTAAGGCGATTATCGATGATTTACCTACGTTTAGCATTCAGCATCGGCAAGATCAAAGCGCGAAGGTGAATACCTGGTTAAGTTGTGGTGGCTTGCTGAATTGGTATTTAACCCGGTCACAATCCGACACCAGCTTATCGATTAAAAGGCGTCGCAATATCAAATGCACCATTGTTAAGCATTTATTGCCGGTGCTAGGTGAGGTGATGCTGAGTGAGCTCAATCATCATAAAGTCGATGAGCTGTTAATTTGGCCGCTGCAGGCGCGTTATTCAATCGGCAGTGTTCGCCAGTATTACGCAGTGCTACGCAAAGCATTTAAGCAAGCGAATGTGCTTAAGTTGATTAGTGATGATCCGTTGGCATTGTTAAGTTTTACGGATTTTATCGCTACACCCATAGCTACCAAACCACCTCAATTACAGGCAACGGATTTGCCTAAGCTGCTCAGTGATCTTGATACCGCCAGTGATAGTGCTGCGTTGCTGGTGTTTATTATGTTGGCCTACGGTACCCGCATTGGGGAAACCCGCTTGCTTAAGTGGAGCTATTACGACGAACCCAATGCTAAGTTAGTGATCCCAGCCAATATCACCAAAACCCATGCTCAACTGACTATCCCTATCTCTGGACTGATGGCCGATGTATTGCGCTGGCATAAGTTAATGCAAGCCGCTGCAGGTTATCGCGGCGGGTACCTATTTCCGCACCCATGCCGTAACACTGGATTAGATGAACGTGGCGCTAATAGCTTGGTTAAACAGGTAAGTGGTGGTGAATGGACGGCCCACGATTTACGCAAGTTAGCTCGATCATGTTGGGCTGATTTGGGTATCGATTACATGGTGGCCGAGCAGATGCTAAACCACTCTATGACCAAGCTAGACCAAGCCTATATTCACACCTATTTGGCTGATCAAAAGCGCGAGGCTATTGAGCGATGGCATAAGCATTTGCTATCGATACACCATCCATTTTCAGCACGATTAAATCAAGACAGTTTCAAGATAGAAAATATTAGCAAAACAGCTTAAATCCTTGTGGGTTATGGCTTACAAGGCGATTTATGCATCTTCAAAAGAGGAAGATATTTAATGAGTAAAGTAGCATATTTTAAACCTTTCTATCACGGTGAAAACAGCTTTGTTGTTCTGGATAGAATCAAGCATTTTAGTATGCATAGCAGTAATGGCTTCAATGGTACCAAGATTCACTTTGATGACGGCACCGAGCTGTTAGTTGGCGAATGGCCTGAGGCAGTGCGCGATGCAATTGAGCAGGCGGGGAAAGAGTAATGAACAATTGTACCCACCTAATTACAAAAGATCATAAATGCGTCGATTGTGGCGAAGTGATTTTTGCTGTTGAGTCTCGTCAGTGCGGATCCTGCCATAACTTTAAGTTAAACCAAGGAGCCAATGTTATTGGTGGATGCCTTCCAAAACTAATGACTGTAATTAGCACAATGCACGTCACTTATAAGATTAAAGATGGAACCTGCTTTGTTCCAAAAAAGCAATCGAGTCAGGCAAAAAGTTAACCGTGATCAAGTGAGGTATCTATGCAATGGCTAGATGGAGACATTATAAAAAAAGCAGTCAGTCAATACCCTTCTAATTTTATCCCTGCTGCGGCAAAGGAGTTTGTTTACGATGAGTGCGAAGGTAATGATGTCACAGGTACAGTAAAGGGTTTTTTTCTTGACGGTGTTTTCCACATTCAAGAGGTAGTGACTCATGTGTAAATGCGTGAAGTGCGGATCCAGTTCGATAGAATTTCAGTTTGTAGAAGATGGTACCAATTTAGGTACATGCAAAGAACAAGGAAAGATGAGTGAGTTTATTCGCTATGTGGCAAGGACATTTGACTATCAAATAATCTGTAAAAAAGAGCATCTATTAAAAACATGCCGGTGCTGTAAATATGCTTGGCGTGAACATACGTTAGATAGCGCCACAGCTAATCAATCCCCACCTGGTGATGATTGATGATAACCACCTACATCGCTGGCCCAATAAGCGGCAATGTCGAAGCCAATAAGCTGGCGTTCTTTAAAGCGGCCGAGCAGCTGGAGGGAACTGGCAGAGTAGTGCTTCACTCTGCTTGCCTGCCGTTCGGCCTAACCGAACCACAGTATATGGATATCTGTTACGCCATGATCCGTGCCTGCAATGAGATAGTGATGTTGCCCGGTTGGCGCAGGTCTGCCGGCGCCACCGCCGAGTATTACTACGCCAAGAAGATAGGGCTTAAGATCGTCTTTGTTCCAACTGGAATAGACATTGAACGCGGTATGAGTTTAGTATCGTGAGCAATTAAATCAGTTAAGTGATAAGTAATTAAATAAGGTTAAATTATGGATAATGAACAACTAAGAAAGCTCAGGGAACTTATTGATGATGTGGCCAACGCAAGCACCAAGAAGAACGCAAAGCCTTATGCGCAAAAGCTAGATTCTATGGTTGCAAATATTATTGGCGATTTAAATGGGTATACCGCAGGTAAATTAACAGAAGCTGTTATTTATGCAAAAGAGGCATCTGGGGAAGTAAGTAATCGAGAGAATCTCCTATCAAGCATGAGAAACTCATGGGCAGTATTTGAGAGTGATGTCAAAAATGGGGATAGCGTGAAACAAAAAATAGTAGAACAAAATGATTTACCCAAGCATTAAGTTTTACTATCCTGCTATAACAATGCGGGTTATAGCATCTAAAGCCACCAGATAGGTGGCTTTTGCTATCTATACCTTTCAGTTTGTTCAAGCCTCGGCCATCGCCGGGGCTTTTTGTTTTGGGGTTTGTCATGCGCAATAAGGTATTAGTCACAGGCCTGAGCTTATCAGCTGCCGCACTGATCACATTGGTTTCATCTGAGGGATTCTCGCCAGTTGCCGAGATCCCCGTTAAAGGTGATCGCCCTACATTAGGTTTTGGGTCCACTTATCACGCAGATGGACGGCCAGTAAAGCTAGGCGAAACCACTACCCCAATTAACGCACTTAAAACCGCAAAGGCTCATATCGATAAAGATGAGCAACGCTTTCGAGCTAGCTTACCTAATGTTGAGCTTAACCAAGCATCTTACGATTTGTACATCGACTGGACGTATCAATACGGCATTGGCCGTTGGTTAGCCTCGCCGATGCGAGATCACTTGCTCAAAGCTGAGTACAAACAATCATGTGATGCATTGCTGCTGCCGAAGTATCGCACCGTGGATGGCTATGACTGCTCAACGCCTGGCAACAAGCGCTGCTATGGCGTGTGGCTCAGGGCGCAGCAGCGGCACCGCGACTGCCTCGATGCTCTCAAGTGAATGGTGATAAATGCCTTTAATATCAATCACTTGTGGCAAGTGGTGGGGAGGGTCAAAACTTCAGGGCTTTTGCCTAACTGACCATTCGGGGACAGTCGCGTGCAAAACCGCGAAATGAGACCTTTTTTTCTGGCAAATTTAGGCGATAAAAGTGCTCTCGACAATATCAAGTAAAATCATTGCGTTACTTATCGTTTTGCTGATTGTTTTGATAGGCGTATTCACGGCATTTTTTGTGATCAATAAGGGCCAAATAGCGCTATTAAATGCAAATTTGGATAAATCGGAGCTTTCCCGTTCAGAGCTGCAAAAAAATTTATCATCTGTCACCTCATCACTTGAATCGGCAGAAAAAGACAAACAAACCTTGCTAGGCAATCTTGCATTGCTAGCAAAGGCCTTGAGCGATCGTGAACGGTCACGAAACGAGATTAAGCGCGAGTTCGAGCAATCAACCAAAGAGTTAACTCAGGTATTCGAAAGGTCCAGCGATGAAAAAACGCTTACTTGGGGCGCTACTGATATCCCTGATGCTGTTAACAGCGTGCTCGAGCAGTCCGCCAGATGTTCGAACCGTTACCGTAACCAAGATTCAGTATGTTTTTCCTCCCAAGGAACTGATCAGTCAGTGCATCGTTCCGCCGTATTCCAGCAAGAAAAACCAAGATCTTTCTGAATACACCAACTCGTTGATGAAAGTGATTTCTCTATGCGATCTCGATTGGTTATCGCTAGAGAATTGGATTAACGAGCAAAAGTCGAAACTGTCTGCCGAGTGATCGGAGGCTAACAATGAATATCAAACCCTTGGCGCCAATTATGGATAAAGCAACGACAACTGGGAGCTATATCGCTTCAATCTCTACGGCAATTGGCGGTTTTCTATCACTAGATAAGATTGCGTTATTGCTCGGTATCGCATCAACAATCGTTTTATTCGTTGTTCAATATCGCCTCTCAAGAGAAAAGAAACGGCAAAACCGCGAATTTCACGAAGCCAGAATGGCTGCGATAAAAGCTGGCAACCTAAACGTAATCAATATGGACGATAGCAATGAATAAAGTCGTAGTTATCTTCAATGGCGCCATCGTTTCTGTGCCTGCTGTCGAGTCTGATATTGTCAATGGTCAAACAAAATTAGTGCCACTGGTTCCTGCTGATTGGGTTGAAGTGACTGCAATAAACGCCGCATACCCAACATTTCAGGGTAAAACCAAGCCGCCAGTTATCAAGCAAAGTAAGCAAGACGATTTAATTGAGTCGATGCAAGCGCTAACAGCTGCCATTACCGCCCAAACCAATGCAATTAGCCAACTGGTTAACAGTAATCTGGATATTGTCGATCAGATGATGGCTACCGAAGACGAACAGCAAGATGGATCTTCACTCTATCTGGACGGCTCCGGTGAACTATGAGCCAACCAAGCTGGCGCGATGACAAACGCAAAACCGCCGAGCGTGGTTACGGTGGACGCTGGCAAAAAGCCCGTGAAACCTTCTTAAAGCGCAATCCGCTGTGCTGCTTCTGCGAGCAAAAAGGCATTATCACCGCCGCAACAGTAGTGGACCACAAGATCCCACACAAAGGCGACACAACCCTATTTTGGGACACCAACAACTGGCAACCGCTGTGCAAGCCTTGCCACGATAGCACCAAAAAAATAATGGAGAGCAGAGGGGTAAAGCTTGGCGCAGACGAAAGCGGCAAGCCAACAGACCCAAATCACCATTGGAATAAATAGCGAGGTAAAACGTGGCAGTAGGACGAAAAACCACGCCAACCGCGCTCAAGCTCGTTACAGGCAACCCCGGTAAAAGGCCGCTCAATAAAAAAGAGCCAAAGCTAGAAGCGGGGATCCCGCGAATGCCGGCTTATCTCAGCCCAAGAGCAAAAGCAGCATGGAAAAAGCTAACAAAACTGCTTAAAGACATGGGCGTGCTCACACTGGCCGACGGTATGGCGCTTGAGCGGTTATGCGACGTCTACTCAGAAATCCTCGACCTGAGGGACGAAATAAAACAAAACGGCCGAACTTACCAAAGCATCAAAATCATCGGCGAAAACTTCGACGAAGATACCCGCGAAACCACTCAAGTCGAGCAAATGCTAATGAAGGCAAACCCAGCAGTGCAAATGCTGGCCGATGCCGACAGGCGATTTAAGGCCTATCTCGTAGAATTTGGGCTAACTCCATCGGCCCGTAGCAAAGTACAGGTAACTGATGGCGACAAGAAAAAAGACGACATCGACGAGTTCTTCGGCTGATATAGAAGATCGCGTCACTCGTTGGGCAAAACAAGTCGCATCAGGGGAATTCCTCGCAGGCCCCGATATCCGCAACGCCTGTAAGCGGCATTTAAAAGACTTAGAAACAGGCCAAGAACGTGGTCTTACTTGGGATTTAGCCGCCGCCAACCGCGCAATCAGCTTTTTCCCAAAAGTATTGCGCTTAAGTGGTGGTGATCACGAAGGCAAGCCATTCAATCTGCTCGATTGGCAAGCATTTATTGTCGGCTCGCTATTTGGCTGGAAGGATGCAGACGGTACCCGCCGTTTCCGCATGTGCTATGTCGAAAGTGGCAAAGGATCTGGCAAATCCCCGTTAGCCGCAGGTATCGGACTTTATGGTTTAGTAGCAGATGGTGAGGCCAGCGCGGAGATTTTCGCAGCTGCTACGAAAAAAGATCAGGCGATGATCTTATTCCGCGACGCGGTTTCCATGGTTAACCAATCGCCGCAGTTAAGCTCAAGATTAAAAAAATCGGGTACCGGGCAAAGCGTTTGGAACCTTGCCTATCTCGCTAAAAACTCATTTTTTAGACCAATCAGCTCCGACAACGGCCAATCAGGGCCGCGTCCACACATGGCGCTGATTGACGAAGTACACGAACACAAAAACAACAACGTCGTCGAGATGATGCGTGCGGGTACCAAAGGCCGCAAGCAAGCGTTGATCTTCATGATCACCAACTCAGGCCACGACCGCACCAGCGTTTGTTACTCGTACCACGAATACGGCAAAGCCATTTGCGCGGGTACCAAAGAAGATGATTCCTTCTTCGCCTTTATCTGTTCGCTCGATGAAGGTGACGACCCGATTAATGACGAAAGTTGCTGGCAAAAAGCTAACCCATCCCTTGGGCACACCTTCACGCATAAATACCTGCGTGAACAGGTCACCCAAGCCAAGGGCATGCCAGCCAAAGAGAGCATTGTACGCCGCTTAAACTTCTGCCAGTGGGTAGATAGTGCCTCACCTTGGCTATCCGCCGACACGTGGATGGATTGCGAAGATGATTTTGATATCAGCGAGCTCTACGGCGAAGAATGCTACGGTGGGCTCGACTTATCCGGTACCCGCGACTTAACCGCTTTGGCGCTGTACTTCCCGCGAGTCAAAACGTTGTTAGTCGATTTTTGGACGCCAAAAGACACGTTACTGGATCGCGAGCGCACCGATAACGTGCCGTACTCAGCATGGCTCAGGCAAGGTTTTATCCATGCGCCACCCGGGCATGCAGTTGACTACAGCTTTGTGGCAGAACGAATTGCCGAGATATCCGCACTGTTTGAGATAAAAAGTATCGGCTTCGACCAATACCGGATCCACTACCTCGAGCCAGAACTCGCCGAGGCAAACGTATTTATCCCGCTGGTTAAGCACGGGCAAGGTTACTACAAAGCGTCAGAGTCAAACCTCTGGATGCCGCGCTCAATTGAGCTATTTGAAAAGCTGATCACCAGTAAAGAGATCAGAATCAAAACTAACCCATGCCTAAGGTGGAACGCCGCAAGCGCCGTGCTTGAGGCCGACGCCAAAGACAACCGAATTTTTACCAAGAAAAAATCCACAGGTCGTATCGACGGCGTAGTCGCCGCCGCTATGGCGGTGGGAACGGCATTAGAGTCTGATGGCGTCGATGATACCGAAGATTGGCTAGCAGCAATTAAGGACCCAATTTACTAATGAATACACCACTTGCTCTATTCATCTTCCTGGCACTAACAGGTTCGTTAATGGCTGTCGCTGGTGTTTATATCCTGTTTGGACTTGGTTGGTCGCTGTTATCTGGTTCGATCCTATCGTTTGCAGGCGCTTCATTTTTACGTAAAGGAATGACAGCGTGAAACAAAAAAACTCACTTGCTTTGGTTATTGCTAAAGCAGCAAGTCAGCCGTTTGCGTCACTCGACAGCTTTATGGGTAAAACCTTAAGGCTAACAGACGGTGATTTTTGGTCGCAATTGATGGCAACGTCTAAAAGCGGAAAAACAGTCAATGTGAATACTGCTATGCAGCTTGCTGCAGTATGGGCCTGTGTACGCCGCATTTCAGAAACTGTTGCAATGCTGCCGCTAGGCTTGTACGAGCGCCAAAGTGATGGTGGCCGGATCCAAGTTCAAAACAGTCTTTCTACTGTATTAAGCATTAAGCCCAATGCAGATATGACTGCCATGCAGTTTTGGGAGGCAGTACTCGCATCATTGCTACTTAAAGGAAATGCGTTTATTGAGATCCACCGCTCTGGCGGCGAGATTATCGCCCTCGATTTTCTTATGCCGCACCGCATGGATATCGACTTGGATGATAGCGGTAGCTTGATCTACTGGTACACGCCAAGAAACGGATCGCGCCGTCAAATCAAAAAGCAAAACATGATGCACATTCCTGCATTCTCGTTGGATGGGTTGATTGGTTTATCTACCATATCTTACGGTGCCAATGTGTTTGGTGGTGCTATGTCGGCCGAGGATGTGAGCGCAAGTACCTTTAAAAACGGCATGACAAAAACAGTCGCTTTCAAAGTTGATCGCGTAATGACAAAACCTCAGCGTGAAGAATTTCGCGAATATGTAAAAACGATTACTGGCGCAATGAATGCTGGAAAATCACCCGTACTTGAGCAAGGCATCACCCCTGAGTTAATCGGTATCAACCCAATTGATGCCCAGTTACTCGAGTCACGAAACTACAGCGTAGAAGAGATTTGCCGCTGGTTTTTGGTGGATCCGTCACTCATCGGCTTTGGCGGTAAAGACAGCAATTGGGGGACTGGGCTTGAGCAAAAGATGATCGGCTTTGTCACATTAACTTTATCGTCTTGGATCCGCCGCATCGAGCAATCAATCTCTATTAATCTGCTTACGCCAGCCCAGCGACAAACTCAGTACGCACAATATAACCTTGAGGCGTTACTACGGGGCGATAGTGCTTCACGCGCAGAGTTCTACAGCAAAATGACTCAAAACGGCATCTACACCCGTGATGATTGCCGGGTTAAAGAGAACTTACCGCGCCGCGGTGGTAATGCCGATGTCTTAACCGTTCAAACCAACTTAGCCCCCATTGATCAGCTGGGTGCTCAATCAGAATCTGCAAAAGTCCAAGCCGTACTAAACAACTGGCTCAATCAAGATAACTAGGGGTAAACCATGCCATTTCCAAAAAGCTTCTCGCAGAGCGGAGTGCGCTGCGATATTTCTCCGCGCGCGCAAGAGCTGTGGAACCCAGCGATTAAAGCCGCGGTAGAAAACACCGAATCAACCATTACTGTTTACGGCATCATTGGAGAAGATTGGTACGGCGAAGGCGTCACGCTAAAGCGTATCGATGCAGCTTTACGCAGCATAGGTAATGAAAAAGACGTCACCGTTTATATCAATTCCCCAGGCGGAGATATGTTCGAAGGTATCGCTATCTATAACCGTCTGCGCGAACACAAAGGCAAAGTCACCACTAAAGTACTTGGCCTTGCAGCCTCTGCTGCCTCAGTCATTTATATGGCTGGCGAGGATGATGCGCGATTTGTTGCTAGCTCTGCCTTTCTGATGATCCACAACTGCTGGGTATTTGCCATCGGTAATCGCCACGCCCTACGTAACATCGCCGACGATATGGAAGAATTCGATTCTGCCATGGTCGATTTGTATGTTGAAGGCAGTGGACAGAGCGAAAAATCCATTGCCACCATGATGGATGAAGAAACCTTTATCCGTGGCAAAAAAGCCGTAGAGCTTGGCTTTGCTGCTGACACTTTATCAGCCGATGAAATTGGTGAAGCCACCGAAAACACTAACGCTAACTCACTGCGTAAAGTGGATGCGGCCATGGCAAAGGCTGGCGTACCGCGCAGTGAACGCCGTCAACTACTTCAAGATTTAAAGTCCAGTACGCCGAGCGCTGCTGGCGGCATCACGCTAAATGCTGATGTGTCCGATACGCAAAACGCTATCGCCCCCGATCTAACCGCGCTAATCAACGCATCAAAAAACATTTTGTCTAAATAACTGGAGGCGACTATGCCAAACCCAAATTTTGAAAAGCAAGTAGAAGAATTAGGTGCCAATCTAACCAAGATTGGTGATCAAATTAAAGCCGCTGCAGAAGAAACCAACAAGCAGATCAAGGCTTCTGGTGAAATGCATGCCGAAACCCGTGATAAGGTCGATAAGCTGTTGTTAGAACAAGGCGCTATGCAAGCTCGCTTGCAAGAAGCAGAGCAAAAGCTGCTAAAAGGCGCCCAAAGCAACCAACAAGAGCGCGAACAGTCAATCGGTGAGCGTGTGGTTAACGACAAGGAAATGGAAGGCGTTAACAGCTCATTCCGTGGCAGCCGTCGCGTCGCTATGCCGCGTTCGGCAATCACCTCTGCCACTGGTTCAGGTGCTGGTTTAGTTCGTCCAGATCGTATGGCTGGAATTGTTGCAGGTCCAGAGCGCCGTTTAACCATTCGTGACCTAATTGCTCCAGGTGAAACCGAGAGCAACAGCATTGAATACGTTAAAGAGACAGGCTTTACCAATAATGCAGCACCTGTAGCTGAAGGTGCAGCTAAGCCTTACTCTGAAATCACATTTGGCCTAGTCAGTGCAGGTGTGCGTACTATTGCGCATTTGTTTAAAGCCAGCCGCCAGATTTTGGATGACGCAAAACAACTGCAAAGCTTTATCAATGCCCGTGCACGTTACGGCTTAATGCTTAAAGAAGAAACCCAGCTGTTATACGGCAACAACACTGGCGCCAATTTGCACGGTATTATTCCTCAGGCAAGTGCTTACGTTAAACCAACTGGCGCAACGGTTGATACCGAGCAGCATATTGACCGCATTCGCTTAGCGTTACTGCAAGCGGCATTAGCCGAATATGCCGCTGATGGTATCGTTCTAAATCCAATTGATTGGGCGGTGATTGAAACGCTGAAGGACAGCAACAAAAACTACTTGATCGGCAAGCCGCAAGGGCAGACTAGCCCAACACTGTGGAACCGCCCAGTAGTTGAAACCCAATCAATCGTGCAAAACGAGTTTTTAGTCGGTGCCTTCCAAATGGGCGCACAGATTTATGACCGCATGGATATCGAAGTTTTAATCTCTACCGAGAACGACAAAGACTTTGAAAACAACATGGTCAGTATCCGTGCAGAAGAGCGTTTAGCGCTCGCTGTATACCGTCCAGAAGCTTTTGTCACTGGCAACTTTACCTTTGCTTAAATCAGTTAACTGATAACTAAAGCACTAAAGGCCGAAATTCGGCCTTTAGCTTTAGTGGCATAACTCTTGGAGAATTACCATGGCTAAAATACTCGCCATTGCACTCAAATCTTTTTACTTGGACACCGAAGTAAAAACCACTTCATCAAAACCGTTTGAAGTAGATGAACATCACTTTAACGAGCTAAAACACAATGGCTTAGTTGCTCGCGCACCAGAAGAAGCAACTGAAGCAGACGTTAATGCTGCTGAAGCTGAAGCAAAGGAAAAAGAAGAAGTAGATGCTAAGGCTGCTGAAGCTGAAGCAAAGGAAAAAGAAGAAGTAGATGCTAAGGCTGCTACAGCCGCAGCCAAAAAAGTCAAAGCGTAATCAGTAGTACAGGAGTCCTCTGTGAGTATCATCACCCTAGAACAAGCAAAGCAAAATCTAAATGTGTTTCACGATGAAGATGATGCAAGTTTGCAGCTGCTGCTTGATGGGGCAGAGGACGAAGCAAGCCAATATTTGGGAATGGAATCCCTAAACGCTTTGATTGATGAATCAACGGGCAAACTACCTGCAAGCGTCATCACTGGCGTAATGATATTGCTGCAATCGAGTTATCAAGCGTCACCTGATGACGCGCTTAAACTGCGCAATGCCGCTGAAATCAAGTTAACACCTTATCGTATTGGCTGGGGGATTTAATGCTCGCCTATCGTTTACGCCATCGAATCCACCTGCAACAGCCAGTAAAGCAGCAAGACCCGCTCACAGGTGCAGTTTCAATATCGTGGCAAACCCTCACCTTAGGTACTAAGCCGCTTGATAAGGTTGCCGCCGAGGTATTAACAGGGGCTGGGCGTGAATTTTATGCAGCAGATGCAAAACAAGCTGAAACCAGCGCCAGAATCAACCTTAGATGGTTTCCAATTGATCTCAGCTTGTTTTACCAATGCCGAATTTTATGGGACGGCAGAACTTACGATATTCACTCGATAGAAACAGACTTAACAGGCCGTCAAGAGTGGCGCTTACGCTGCAAAGATGGCGTGAATCAGGGCATTTAACCATGAATACACCTCACATTTTCACCATTGAAAATACCAGTGAAATAGGTAAACCCATCGAGGTGTTTTTAAACGGTAAAAAAGTAGACCACTGTATTTATGCCGATACCAAAAAGGGCAAGGTGGTGTTTTGTCCTCAGCCACTTAAAGTCCATAAACATAAAAAGAAAGTGATCTGCAAAACGCATTACGGCCGCGTCACAGTTGAGTACTTAAACAGCCAAAGCAAAGTAGGTTAACCATGGCAGCAATCAAATTTGAGCTAATCGGCTTAAAAGAAGTCCGAAAAAAAATGGCAAAAGTGACCAGAACAATACTGGATGACGGCACCCGTCACGCACTCAGCCAAGCCGCCGAATTAGTCAAAAAAGCTGCCCAAGAAAACGCCCTAAAAATTGACGATCCAAAAACAGCGCGGCGGATCCGCGATAACATTATTTTGCAGTTTGGTAGCCGCAAATTTTTACGCGACGGCCTCATTATGTATCGAATTGGCGTAACGACACCAAGAGGTCGTATCCCAACACCAAACGAAGATGAAGGCTCAAAAGGCAGCACTCCACACTGGCACTTGGTTGAACTCGGCACCGAGCGTACACAAGCAAAACCTTTTATGCGCCCAGCGCTAGCCAACAACATTAACCCAGTGATCGACAAAGTGATTACTGAGCTTGAAAAAGAACTCGATAAGGCACTTTCATGAGCATCGCGCCTATTTTTGTGGTTTGCAGCAATAGCCCAGAGGTCACCGCGCTACTGGGCACCAACCCAACAAGGCTATTCCCCTTCGGCCAAGCACCGCAGGACGTAGTAAAGCCCTATGCCGTTTGGCAAGTGATCGGCGGCAGTCCTGAAAACTATTTAGCCGGCAGACCAGATACCGATGCATTCACCCTGCAGGTAGATGTATATGCCGACTCCGGCAGCACAGCCTCAGCGGTGGGTGATGCCATTCGTTATGCCATTGAGCTAGATGCCTATACCACCAATTACAACGGTGATGACCGAGACAAAGAAACCGGCAATTACCGCCACAGCTTTGATATTGATTGGCTAGTCACCCGTTAGCCGTAAAACCCACAACGCAACTTAAAACCAAAAGCCTCTGCACCTTCAGGGGCTTTTTTGTATCTGCCGCAAGGCTATTGTTAGGAGCAACAACATGAGTATGAAAACGCAGGGCACCCAGCTCTATGCACTAGATCCGGCAGATGATTCTGTTTTAGCTATCATCGCCGTCACCAGTATCGACGGGATTGATAGCCCAGTCGATTCCATTGAAACCACACCGCTTGAAGCAGATGCCCGTGAATTTATGGCTGGCTTAAAATCCCCTGGCGCGGCCACATTTGGCATTAACGTAGACCCAAAGCACGAAGCACACTTGCGATTACATCAGCTTAAAACCGCTGGAACCACTCTTAAGTGGGCGCTTGGTTGGTCAGATGCTAAAGATGTTCCACCAACAGTTACCAGTAAAGCTTTTGTCTTACCGACTAGTCGCACATGGATCACCTTTGAAGGCTTTATGACGGCCTACCCATTTGCCTTTGCGCAAAACGATGTGGTTAAAAGTACTATCGGCATTCAAGTCTCTGGCGATCCTGTACTTACCCCTGCATCAACAACGCCTTAATTTTGGTTTAACCATCCGTAAAGCCCACCTAAGCCGTGGGCTTTTGCTTTTTATCTTAATTAACTTAATCCTAAGGAATAATCATGGAATTAAGTGTTGCAAGCCTTATTCAGTCGGGTTCCTATTCTCCCGCAAAGCCAGAACGCCGCGAAATTTCGTGGATAAACCCAGCAGGTGACACCTGCAAAGCTACTGTATTCATCCGTAAAAAGTCATTCGCTACCGCCAATATCGAAGCCAACAATTATAACAATGGAGTCGATTCGCTTACGTCTCGCATTGTTTCAAGTGTTGTCGATGAGCAGGGTAAACCCTTGTTTGAGATTGACGACATTCTTGGCAATGAGGCTCATGGCCCCATTTGCGATTCATTAGGCATGGCGTTAATTGGCGCCATTAACGAGGTTAACGGCATTGGGCTAAAACCAGACCCGGAAACCTTACCGCCGACTCAGAATTCTGGCACGAGCTCGTGCTCGCAGGAGTCGGCGGACGAACTATCGAAGAAGCCCAGCAAAACCTCACGCATCGAGAAGTTATCGACTGGATCGCCTACCGAGCAAAGTTCGGCCCCTTAAGCATCCAAGCGCGGCAAGAGCGCATTGCAGCAGCACAAATGCATCACATCAACACCATACACGGCGGCAAAGCCAAGTTTGAAGATTTTATGCTTTTCAGCCAGTTAGATGAAACTGAGCAGCCAGAAGCCACCGTTGACGATGTGTTACTGATGCTCAAAGCCAGCGCAATTAAAAAGTAAACCGATTAACAGCAATAAGGCCAAGGATGGCCAGCCTAATGCAGTAAAACCAAAGTCCTTAAACCAAGCAGGAATCCCCATGGCAAATAAGTCACTCGGCACACTAACGCTAAACATGCTTGCCGAAACGGGCAGCTTTGTTGAAGGCATGAGTAAAGCTGAGCGTGCATCATTAAAGGCTGAAAATGCGACAGCCAGAATGGTGAAACAGATTGATCCGCTGATATCACAGCTATCTAGCCTAGAAGTTCAGCAGCGCCGTCTTGCAGAGTTAAATGACAAGGGAATATTTAATGGTCGTGAGTTCGAAATCTTATCGGAACGCTTAGAACAAACTAAAAATGCCACGTATGAAGCAAACTCGGCTTTCGCTGACCAATACAAGCAGATCAACCGAGTCGTAAGCCAGCTAGACCCTGCAATCGCTAAATATGCCGAATTAGACAACATGCAAGCGCGGTTATCTGAAGGCGTAAAAGTGGGTGTTATCAGTGGCGAAGATTTCACAAAATATAATGCTCAGCTATCAACAATGCGTGAAGAGTATGACAGGGCATATACCGCATCAGGTCGGCTGCAATCTGCTCAGCAAAAAGAGCAAGCGGAACTGCAAGGGCTATTGCGTCAGTTAGATCCAGTAACAGCAAAGCTGGCAGAGTTAGAATCGCAAAATACTAAACTATCAGCGGCCTTCGCTGCAGGTAATATAGATAAGGGACAATACGATAGCGCAATAGTAAAACTTAACCAAATGCGCTCGGCCATTGATGGCACAACAGAAGCGCAAATGAAGGCTGAGGCGGAAACCAAGCAACAACAGTCAGAATTACAACGGCTGCAGCAAAGACTTGATCCTGTCATCTTTGAAATTAGAGAGCTCGATAAAGCGCAAGAGTTATTAAGATCTAGCTCTGCCAAAGGCTTAATAAATTCATCTGAATATGACCTTTACTCTAAACGTTTGTCTGAAATGCGCCGAGATTTAGTTGGGACTAATGAGGAGTATGCGGCTGGCGCTAAGTCCTCAAGTCAATTGGGTTGGGCAATCCGCGGATTGCCAGCGCAATTTAACGATATTGCAGTATCACTGCAAGGTGGCCAAGATGCTCTGACGGTATTGCTGCAACAAGGTGCTCAAATCAGCGATATGTTTGGCGGCATCGGTCCCGCTATTAGCGGTGTTGGTACATATATTTTAGGTTTAGTTAATCCATTTACCGTAGCTGCTGCGGCAGCGGGTGTAATGGCACTGGCGTATTATCAGGGTAGCGTAGAAGCCGATAGACTTAGAAATGCGCTGATCTTAACTGGCAACTCAGCGGGTGCCACCTCTGACGAACTTATGGACGCCGCAAAGCGTATTGATGCCATTAGCGGTACTCAGCGCCAAGCCGCTGCTGCATTAGCTGAGGTTGCCAATACTGGCAAGTTTACCGCCAGCCAAATCGAGCTAGTTGGCCTTGCTGCCGTTAAAATGGAAGACGTCACCGGAAAAGCTGTTGCTGATACGGTGGCGGAATTTGTCAAACTGGCCGATGACCCGGTAAAAGCTGCCGAAGAACTTAATAAAAAATATAACTTTCTTACAGCATCAACCTATCAGCAAATTGTTGCCTTAAAAGAAGCGGGTAAATCCACTGAGGCCGCAGAACTCGCCTTTAGTGCCTATGGCAATGCTATTGATCAGCGCACCAAGGAGATTACTGCAAACCTTGGTCGTATCGAGGGCGCTTGGAAAACGGTAAAAGAGGTTTCATCTGAAGGTTGGGACGCGATGATTCGCGGAGCAATGTATTACCTTAATGGCCCAGATAAAAAACAATTGCTTGCAGAAAATGCAAAAGAAATAAATGCGCTAATTGCTAAGGGTAAGGGGTCTGGCCGTGAGGCAATCCGCCGTGAAAACCAATTAGCCAAGTTACAGGCAGAAGGTAATGAGCTGGTAAAACAGATTCAGAAAGAGGAAGAATTAGCCAGACTTGAAGGCGAGCGTACAAAGCTTGAACTAGAGCGCATTGAGCGGGTTAAGTATTTAGGCGCTGAAAATGAAAAAAGCCTAACAAATGAGCAAAAGCGCACCAAAGAGATTGAAAAATATAATAAAGAAATAGAAGAGTTGCGCAAGGATGATCCAAACAACGCCCTGCTAAATCCTGAGGTAATCAAGCGCACACTCGCCTCGATCGAAGAAAAGTTTAAAGACTCTGCCAAAACCACCAAAGCCTTTGCCGATGATGCTGCAACTAGCTACCTGATGCGCCTGCGCGAAACTCAAGCAGGCTTGCAAGGCCAACTAGACAGCAACACTAAACTGACGCAATCGCAAAAGGAGCTATTGCAGTTTGAGCAGCAAATCGCGGATTTGAAATCAAAAGACATTCTCACGGCAGATCAAAAAAGCTATCTAGCAAAAGAAGACCAGCTTCGCGCCGAAAACCAAATGAACGTTGCGCTGGCAGAGCAAATAAAGTTGCGCGATCAGGCCTTACGTCAACAAAGCTATAGCGCCAACCTTGCGGCCAACTTAGCTGCAGAGCAACAACGCAATGCCGACAAACTCTCCAGCTTTGGCTTAGGCGATAAAGCACAACAACGCCTAGGTGATCGCCAAAGCATTGAGCGCGAAATAGAAAGCGCCAAGGGAAAAGCATTATCCGATAACCTAGCTGGCAGAACGACTGACGAAGAATATCAACAGCAGTTGTTGATGCTAAAAGATCATCAAGCAAAACTGCTTGATGAAAAAAATGCGTATTACATCGCCCTCGACGCCAAACAAGCCGATTGGACAAATGGTGCCCGTTCATCAATGGAGAATTACATTGATGCCGCCGCAGATATGGCTGGGCAAACAGAGCGGTTAATGGACAACGCCTTTGGCGGTATGACCGACGCGCTTACCGACTTTGTCACCTCAGGTAAGGCCGACTTTGCGGAGCTAACCAAGTCTATCTTGGCTGATCTTGCCAAAATCGCCATGCAAAAAGCCATTGCTGGATTTATTGGCAGCATGTTTGGGTTTGCAGATGGTGGGGTTGTTGGAGGTAGTAGTGCATCCGATTACACCGGAGACGCTTATCAAAAATGGATTAAAAACGGCAAATCATCAGGCGGATACACTGGCGCGGGTGGCAAGTATGAGCCTGCTGGCATCGTGCATAAAGGTGAGGTGGTTTGGTCACAACAAGATATCGCCCGTGCGGGTGGTGTGGCCACGGTTGAAGCCATGCGTAAAGGCCACAAAGGCTATGCGGACGGTGGTGTAGTTGGCGGCGCAGCCTATAACGGCGTTCCTGCTGCCGCAATGGCTGGAACAAGTCCTAACGTCATCATCAATCAGCAAATTATTGTGCCAGAAAGTAATAACAATAACGGGGCTAACAATACAAATATGAACGAGGTTATTAAGGCTTACGCGGAGTCATCTAAGCAAGGTACTAAAACACAAATCGCGCTAGAACTTAGACCGGGTGGAATGATTTGGCGAGCAATGAAGGGAGGGTATTAAGGTGTATCAATATAACAAAGAGGTATTAATTACCTTGCTAAGTGATTCCGCTATTCAGTTTTTCTTTAATGATGTCACCCATAATACAACTGCAATAGAAATTCGGGAGAGAGTGAGAGCGTTTTCTGAGGTTTTAGCGGGAATTTTAGTCACTGTTTCTGCCGATGGTGATTACCGCATGGATATTGCCAAGCAGCTAAACGCCAAAACGCAGCAAGTGACCGCTGATATGGAAGCCATGATGATTGAATCTTTGCAGCCAAATGGGTTTATTTGGCAGAAAATTCAAAAAATGAAAGGCTTATAAATAATGCCGCAAACATTCACATGGGCGCCAGATAATGGCGCCACAGGCGACACCCAATATCGTACTCGCACCGCTCAGTTTGGTGATGGCTACCGCCAATCAGTAGGCGATGGCATTAACAGCAAGGTGCAGAGCTGGCCGCTGACGTTTACCAAAAACAAAGCCACGGCCGAGGCGATAGTCGCCTTTCTTGACGAACACCAAGGCGCTACGTCATTTATCTGGACGCCACCCCTTGGCACTGCATCGCTATGGCAAGTTAAGCAGGTCACCAACACCCCATTAGGCGGCGGCATGTATCGCATCGCCGCCACTTTCGAACAAGCATTTCATCCTTGATGCGCCCTGGCGCTGAACCAATCTATTTATGGAGTTAATATGGCTATAGCAACAGTCAATCTAGGCACATCTCCGTCGGGAGCTGGCGGCGATACAGCGCGTAACTTAGCCGAAAAATTTAATGCTAATTTCAGCTCGCCGACTCATTCCGCTTCCCGCGAAGTCGGCACGTCAAATGATAATCATGTCATTGACAAAGCAGGACTGCAGATTCTGATTAAAGATCCACGTCGACAGGAGGTTGAGGCGTTAAGCGGCGGTCGCAACACTGTCATTTATGACGCCCAAGGCAATCCAAATGTGATGGTTGTTGTGCCGCGATTCACCTACGAATCGCTTGGCCTAACTGACCTACAACTTGGAACGGGAACACCAACCGCCTTTCTGACAAACGGAGCCTCACGCGGAGAAATATTGATCGCAAAATATCTTGCCAGCGCTGGAGGTACAACGTGCTCAGTTGTTGGTGGTGTGCAGCCGTTAACCGGAGTTAATTATGATCAAGCAAAATCACGGTGCACCAACAAAGGCGCGAATTGGCATTTAATGTCAATGCATGAGTGGGCGGCAATTGCGCTATGGTCTCTTGCTAACGGTACTGTGCCCCGCGGCAATACAAACTATGGTCGCGCTCACGATAAACTGCATGAAACGGCCCGCCGTGCAGATAATGGTGTACCAGGTGACGCGAGTGGCACAGGAAGAACTGACACCGGAAAAGGCCCTGCAACATGGACGCATGACCACACTGTGCATGGTATCCACGATTTAGTTGGAAATATTTGGGAGTGGCAAGATCAAATGTTGCTTTCAGAAGGACAGATAAAAACAACGCTCGACAATGACCCATCTGTTGCCGAGGTTAACTGGGTTTCACATCAAGCATTTTACGATTCAACTTCGCCCACAGGCGGAGCGCCACGGCTAAATAGCCAAGTGATCAACCGACTTGGAGCAATAGGAGACAGTGCTAACGCTGGCAATTCGGCTACCGTGGATTTTAAATTACTAACAAAGGATGCAGCATACACCCCCAGCGAGTTGATGCGTCGGCTGCTTATTGAGACGGCTACTGCAAATAATTTGCAGGGACGAGTGTACGTGCGCAACTTCGGCCAGCGATTACCGCTCCGTGGCGGCCACTGGAGCAGCGGCGTCAACGCCGGCCTTGGCGCGCTCAGCCTCAGTCTCCCGCGTTCGATCTCGAACGTCGACATCGGTTTCCGTCCAGCTTATTTTGCGTAAAGTAGACTGTGTTCTGTTAGCTGCGCGATAGCGCGGCGGTTAATTAAAAGGTATCGCCAGTGCCAGCATTGATAATTGAAGAAAAATGCAGAGAGATGATAGTGTTTGGCTATCAAGCCATTAAGCAATTCCCAAAACATGAAACACATGTTCTTGGCGCTGAAATTCGGCGGTCAATGCTGCATATGCAGCGCCTAATCATCACTGCAATGAAGCGCTACCACAAAAAGACCACCTTAACCGACTTGGACGTAGAACTAGCGGTGCTAAAGCGGATGATAAGGCTGGCCAAGGATCTGCGTTATATCGACATCAGCCGGTATCAGCGATGGATAGTGCAGATTGTTGAAATTGGCAAAATGACGGGAGGATGGATTAAATCAATTAACAATAAACAGGCTAATGCATTATGAATACACTGGAACCGATCCGTGGCGGCAACTGGAACAACGGCGTCAACGCCGGCCTTGGCGCGCTCAACCTCAATAACCCGCGTTCGAACTCGAACATCAACATCGGTTTCCGTCCAGCTCTTGATTACGCCAGAAGCAAGCATCTTACTGGGTGCTGCCAGCGCAAAAATGAAAAGGATGCACTAGCCCCGGCCATTGCCGAAATAGATTTAGCCACGCCCGCCGGTGCGCCAGTGGGCTGTTTATTTGAGCAAATATATCAGTTTGAAAATTTACTAAATGCGGCTTATCAGTGCCGCAAAGGGAAAACGAAATCAAATAGCACATTAGTATTTTTTAACAATCTAGAAGAAAATATCATCCAGATCCAAAACGAGTTGATTTGGGGCATGTACCTATCATCGCCATACCACCATTTTTATGTGTTCGAGCCAAAGCGAAGATTAATATCTGCGCCCAGCTTTCGAGACAGAGTGGTGCACCGCGCAATTTATAACATCATCGAGCCGATTTTTGATCGGCAATACATCCACGACTCTTACGCCTGCCGCCGCGGCAAAGGAACTCACAAGGGAGCTGATAGAGCTCAGCTCTTTATTAGGCGCGTAGAGAAAACGCACGGCAAGGCTTTCGCGCTAAAAGCGGATATTAGCCGCTATTTCTCTAGCATAGATCACCACATACTTAAGTCGCTTGTCAGCGCTAAAATACAGTGTGAGCGCACCAAGTGCCTACTGTTTTACATCATAGACAGCAGCCCTTCTGACGCGCACGGCGTTGGGATCCCTCTTGGCAATCTCACCAGCCAAGTTTTTGCAAACCTATACCTAAACGAGCTGGACAGATTCGCTAAGCATACGCTAAAAGCCAAAAATTACGTCAGATACATGGATGATTTTGTGATTATTCATCACGACAAGCAGCAGCTGCATCAGTGGAGGGTGATGATAGAGAGATTCATTAATTGTCAGCTAAGGCTGAAAACAAACAGCAAAACTCAGGTATTCCCCGTGGCAGCATCTGCCGGAAGAAGCCTTGATTTTCTTGGCTATCGCATATACGCAAATAAAAAGTTACTGCGCAAAAGCAGCGTAAAGCGCATTAAAGCAAAGTTAAAAATATTTCGCAAAAAATACAGTGCTGGAGAGATTGATATTAAAGACATAAACCAAACGATACAGTCATGGATCGGCCACGCCAGCCACGCTGATACATTTTCGCTAAGAGTCTCACTATTAAGCCAGCCATTTAAAAGAGGTGAACATGTTTAGTTATATTTTTGAGGGCAAATCTCACACTGACACATCAAATGACTACATGCTGGAAATCGGCATGAGTGTTGAGCAGATTGAGTCAGTGATGAATCAAAAATCTTACGAAGAAGGAGAAGGCGTCATTACAAAAAGAAAGGCGGCATACGTACAAGAGTCAGACCCGTTATTTTTGGAGTGGCAATACGATAAGACGCCCGCTACAGAAGCAAAATGGCGAGCCAAAGTGCTAGAAATAAAAGCAAGATTCCCTATGGTATCAGCCGATGCTTAGTGCAGATATTCAAACCCTCGAACCGGGCAATGAGATTATTCTCTACGAAATCGACGGTACCGCCTTTGGCGCCGATATACTGCGGTTTCATTCCCATAATTTGAGCTATACCGAGGCTGAGCTAACACAAGCAGCACAAACACAGCAGCCACTGCCAGCAAAAGTGATTTATTGGCAGGGCGAAGAATACAATCCATGGCCAGCCCAGCTAGAAGGGGTAGAGGTTAACTCAGATGGCTCGCCAAGTACGCCAACGCTAACGGTGGCTAACCTCGATGGCAGCATTAGTGCCTTGTGTTTGTATTTTCAAAATATGGAGCAAGCTAAGGTCACTATTCGCCGCACGCTGGCAAAATATCTTGATGCAGCCAACTTCCCCGGCGGCAATAGTGAGGCGGATCCAACTCAAGAAGCGATTGAGATTTGGTATGTCGATAAAAAGGTCAACGAGGATAATGTCGCCGTTACCTTTGAGCTGTCTAACCCTGCCGACCTTTCTGGCTATAAAATCGGTAGGCAAATGACTGCGTATTGCTACTGGTGCCAACGGGGTGAATATCGCGGCGCGGATTGTGGCTACACAGGAGAGGCCATGTTTACCGATGAAGATCAACCAACCGATAACCCAGCGCTAGACCAGTGCTCAGGCACAATAAAAGGCTGCACCTTACGCTTTGGCGAAAATAACGAATTACCCCATGGCGGCTTCCCAAGCGTTAGGCTAATACGTTAAAAGCATTTTCCCGCCGTCAGCAAAATGGTCTAACTCACTAAGCAGGTCCCTATGCATCCAACCATTTTACATGCCTTCAGTCAGCATGCGGCTAGCTGCTACCCTCACGAATGTTGTGGCCTGCTGATCCGGCAAGGCAACAAAGCGCAATATGTGCCATGCGAAAACAAGGCAACTAACAAAGCCGATGAGTTTGTGATTGATCCGCAGCAATACGCGGATATTGACGAACAAGGCGCAATAATCGGTATTTGCCACAGCCACCCAGACGCCAGTAGCAAACCCAGTGAGCGCGATCGCGCCATGTGTGAGGCGAGTGGCTTGCCATGGCATATCCTCAGCTGGCCTGATGGTGACTTACGCACCATAGTGCCAACGGGTGAGCGTAAACCACTGCTAAACCGTCCGTTTGTCCATGGCGTGTGGGATTGCTATAGCTGCGTTCGCGATTGGTACCGTGAGGTGCAACAAATCCATTTGCCAGACTTTGAGCGCCAAGACGGCTGGTGGGAAGGTGAGCAAGAGCTATACCTCGATAACTTTGCCAAAGCGGGATTTGTGGCGCTGCCAAATATCAATCTAGCCGATCTACAAATTGGCGATGTGTTCTTAATGCAAATCCAAAGCCAGCGAGTTAATCACGCTGCTGTTTATGTTGGCGAAGGCAAGATCCTGCATCACCTCTACGGGCGCCTTAGCCGCTACGATATCTATGGCGGATACTGGCAACGCAATACCCGCTTGATAGTACGCTATGCAGGATAAAACGGCTAAAAGCTTTACAGTGAGTTAGGTCGTTGGCATAGTGTTTAAGCTATAACATTTTACTAATTGAATTAATGGATTAAACAATGAAAAAACTTAAATTAGGTTTAGCTGCTATTGTGCTTATTTCATTAGCCGGCTGTGCATCACCGACAGTAAAGTTAAACGCTCAATTTGATGCCGTGGAAGCGAAAAAATTAATGGAAAAAGGTAACAACTCCATTGAAGGTAATGCTTTTCTACGCCAGCGTGGTGGCGGCATAGTTACCTGCTCTGGCATGACTGTTCAGCTAGTCCCTGCAACCGCATACGCCACAGAACGCGCTTTAGCATACTTTGGTACGACAGAGCGCGGCTTCGCGGCGGATGAGGGGATATTTAATAAGAAAATGCCACCACGTCCAGCCGATTATGATAAATATTCAAAAACAACAGTTTGTGATTCAGAAGGTAGGTTTAAGTTTAAAGATCTTGCCGATGGTACTTATTACGTGACAACCTCAATTACTTGGATGACTGGCGACTACAGTCGGCAAGGTGGGTTATTGCTGAAAAGGGTTTACCTTCAAGATGGTGAGACTGCCGAAGTAATCATGTCTCAATAGTTGCTAAATAGGCCACCAAAAAGTGGCCTACTACTTATCTTTAGCTTGGTTTTTTTCCTGTTTTTTCTGATTAAGAAAATCCATTATTCCAGCAATTGTGTCGTAACTATTGCTTATTGTTTCGTTATATTTAAGCAATATAGCTGCCTGTGTTTTTACTATTTCTTGCAGTTCAGTAACATCTAGCTCATTTAGCTTATCTATTTCCAATGAAGACCTGTTAAGCGTGTCTTGCAGAATCTTTACTATTTCAGAATTCATAGATCTGCCATGAGCTTTAGCGCGTTCTGCAATTGCCTCCCTCATTCCAGCAGGTAGCCTAACATTGAATCTATCCATCTCTTGGCTAGGGTAGTCTTTCATAATGTCGATCCATTAATAATCAAATATCGTTGACTTGGTGATAGTACCAACTTGACATATCAAAAAATAGTGCCAAAATGGTATTAGTACCAACTTGGTGCTATGTTGACTTAAGGATGGTTAAAAATGAAAGACAGACTGCAACAAAATAAAACAAGTCGGTTCACCTTGAATCTTCCAGAAATGATGAGGGCTGAACTTGAACAAAAAGCAGAAATGGACTTTATCTCTCTTAATTCTGCCATTGTGATGAGACTTGCAAAATGCTTAAGAGAAGAAAAGGCGGCAACTATGCAAAATCAGGAGGCCGCATGAAATTAATCACCGGCAACCAATTGACCATGACCAGTGGAGAGATATCCGACCTAGTTGGATCTCGTCATGACAAAGTAAAGCAATCTATCGAACGCTTGGCAAAAAATGGGGTAATTCAACTTCCCCCAATGGGGGTTTTCGAGAATATCAACAGCTTAAGCCAAAATTCGAAGTCAAAACACTATGTATTCTCTGGCGAGCAAGGCAAGCGCGATAGCATTATTGTTGTTGCCCAGCTTTCACCTGAGTTTACCGCAAGACTGGTCGATCGCTGGCAAGAGTTGGAAGCAAAGCAGTCTAAGCCTTACCCGCAGATCCCGCATTCATTTGCAGAAGCACTGCAACTCGCCGCTAACCAAGCCAAGCTACTCGAGCAACAAGCGCCTAAAGTGGAGTTTTTCGATCGGCTGGTGGTACGTGACACATTAATGAATGCAAGCCAAGTGGCGCAAAAGCATAACTTGTCCGCTGTTCGCCTAAATAAATTTTTGGATGAACATGACGTTTATAGCCACGCCATTAAACGCGGCAGAGTGTTTCAGCAGTGGTTTATTGATAAAGGCTTTGGAAAGCTACGCCAAACCGACCAAGGTTTTTCGCAGGCCATGTTTACCCCAGCGGGTGAGGCGTGGATTTGTGAGAAGTTAGTGAGTGAAGGGGTGGCCGCATGACCGCCATAAAGAATGAAGCCCCAACTGCAGCAACAGTTGAGGCCTCTATATCAACAAATCAAAGCGGAATCATTGACATGACAAGTTTAGCAATTGCAGATCGTACAATCAACGTCCCTTTTCATGGAGCAAGTCTTTTTGTTGTGAGTATAAACAACGAGCCTTATGTCCCAATGAAACCTATCGTTGAAGGAATGGGGTTGGACTGGGCTTCACAGTTCACAAAGATAAAGCAAAGGTTTACTAGAAGTGTTGTGGAAATCACAATGGTTGCTTCTGATCGTAAAAATCGTGAAATGACATGCTTGGCTTTTCGTAAGTTTGCAGCGTGGCTTTCAAGCATCCAGCCAAACAAGGTTAAGCCTGAAATTCGCGATCGGGTTATTCAGTATCAAGAAGAGTGTGATGATGTGCTTTATGAATACTGGACAAAAGGCGAAGTCAAAAATCCGCGCAAAGCCACCCAGTCACAGCAAGGTAAAATTACGCTAGAGCAGCAAACAGCCATAAAGCAGTTAGAGGGTCCAACGGGATTCTGAATTTTTTTCTGCTTTTTCATTTCGTACTAATACGTAATATGTATATACGTACTGAAATACAGTTCAGAACCCGCTGAAATTCTGTAATTCTAACAAGTAATAATTCTGGGTTATTACTTGTTAGCGTCAGAACCCTGTCAAACCGCCGGTTTTGCCGGTATGGAATGGTACATGCCACATTGCCTCGCTCTGGCCACATTCACATGCCGTTCGCTCAGGCTATAACACCCGAGATTGAGTTTGCGTTGATGGTTTATGTATATGAGTCAGCAGGTTAAGTTACTTTTTGTGAAAAAAATTCAGAATCCCGTCGCCAGCTCAGTTAGTCATGTACCGTGGTAAATCGCTACCTAAAGACAAGCAGGCTAAAGCGATTATTACCATGTGGTCGGCGCTAAAGTCTCACTTTGGCACCACCTACAAGCAAATAGCGGAAGACCAATTTACCGAGGCGTTATCGCTTGCCGCGCGGGTACCGTTAGACGGCGAATTTATTCCTGCTGCCCCTGCAATCGCGCCACAACCTTTGCTAAATGAGTACGATATTCACAATATCAAAGGGCTTTGCACTCATATGGATTATTTGAAAAAGTACTTTGACGAATACAAGCTGTATGAGGTGTTTACTATGCTTGGCTCTCGCGCTGGCACACAGATGATTGATCATATGCGTGATGGTGTGTGTTTTGCCGCAACGGTTAGACGTAGCATAAACGAACTTGAGGCAAGGGGCTTAAAAGCGATCTTGCCTAGTTAGCCTAAAGGACTTATCCTGCTATAACAATCCGAAAAACCCTCTTTCGAGAAAGATTATCTAAAGCCGCCTAATCAGGCGGCTTTTTTATTGCCAAAAAATGCTGATGACAGCAGGTCTAATATGAACTCACAACAACTCACCACGATAAAACTATCAGGATCGCTTGCTAAAAAGTTTGGCCGTGAGCATAAGCGATTTTTAGATACAGGCACCACAACTGAAGCGTTTAGCGCCCTTAAAAATACCCTGCAAGGCTTTGAGTTATTTATCAAAGAACAGGCAAGGCTCGGATTGCGTTATGCGATTTTTCGCAATGGCCGCAACACTGGACAGGATGAATTTGATTTAGCCGGCACTCGAGAGATCAGGATTGTGCCTGTGATTACAGGCAGCAAACGCGCTGGAATTTTGCAGACGATTATTGGAGCAGTTTTGATTGTTGCCTCTTTTATACCCGGACTTCAAATGCTAATGGCTCCAGGTGTTGCCATGGTCGCTGGCGGCGTGGTGCAAATGCTTTCACCCCAAGCCAAAGGACTAAAGGGCAGGGAAGCCGACGAGAACGCGCCAAGCTATGCCTTTGGTGGCGCGGTTAATACCACGGCAGCGGGTAACCCTGTTGGTATTGGTTACGGCAAGCGCCGTATTGGTGGCGCCATTATTAGCGCAGGTATTTATGCAGAAGACATAGCAACCACTAAGCGCCCAATCCAATCGGGTGGCAGTAATGGCGGCGGCAATCAACAGGAGCCTTAACTAAATGGGTATTCCCGCATTAAATCAACAACTCGTTATCCATGGCGCTAAAGCAGGCGAAAGCGAGCAGCGTACTCCGGTTGAATCGCCAGATGATCTGCGCTCCATCGCCAAAGCTAAGATTTTACTGGCGATCGGTGAAGGTGAATTTGAGGGCCAATTATCCGGGCAAAATGTGTTTTTAGATGGCACACCTCTGCTCGATGCCAATGGCGCTGAAAACTTCCCCGGTGTTATTTGGGACTTTCGTCCGGGTTCTGTACATCAAACCTATATTCCTGGCTTACCATCGGTTGAAAACGAGGTGGCATTAGGGATTGAGTTAAAATCAGAGCAGCCATACACCAAAGCCATTACAAACTCACTGCTCTCTGCAGTTCGGGTGCGCTTTCACTGGCCAGCGCTGCAGCAACAGCTTGATAACGGCGATGTAAACGGCTATCGCATTGAGTACGCTATTGATCTCTCTACCGATGGCGGTAGCTATCAAACCGTATTAAGCACCGCGGTGGACGGAAAAACCACTCAGCCCTATGAGCGCAGCCACCGTATTGATTTACCTGCTGGTAACAGTTGGCAGATCCGTATTCGCCGCTTAACGCCAAACCAAAACAACAACCGTGTGGCAGATTTAATGCAAATTGCAGCGATCACCGATGTGATTGACCGCAAGCTAAAATACCCAAACACGGCATTGTTGTACGTGGAATTTGATGCCAGCCAATTCCAGAATATTCCTGTGGTATCGTGCGAACCATTTATGCGCAAAGTACGGGTACCAACTAACTACAATCCGCTTACCCGTGAATATACGGGCGTGTGGGACGGTAGCTTTAAAATCGCATGGACCGATAATCCAGCATGGGTGAGTTACGACATTATCCTCGACGACCGCTTTGGCACAGGCAAGCGGATCAATTCGTCGCTGGTGGACAAATGGGAACTTTACCAAATTGCCCAATATTGCGATCAGCTGGTGCCAGACGGCAAAGGCGGCATGGAGCCTCGCTATATCTGCAATATCTACATTCAGCAGGCAACAGAGGCGTGGCAAGTGCTGCGCGATTTGGCCTCTATCTACCGTGGCATGACGTACTGGTCAAACGGCCAAATGTACTCAGTGGCAGACATGCCTCGCGATATGGATTTTATCTACACCAATGCCAACGTGATCGACGGCAAATTTAGCTATTCGTCGAGCAGCGAAAAGGTTAAATACACTCGCGCCTTGGTCAGCTGGGATAATCCAGATAACGCCTATGAGTCCGATGTTACCTCGGTATCTGATCAAGCCTTACAGCGCCGTTATGGCGACAACGTAGTCGAATTATCCGCCTTAGGTTGCACCCGCGAATCAGAGGCGCAGCGCCGCGGTAAATGGGCTATTTATACCAATAACAATGACCGTGCGGTTAATTTTAAAGTGGGTATGGATGGTAGCATCCCATTACCTGGTTATGTGATTGGCGTAGCGGATCAACTGATTGCAGGTAGCCGTATTGGTGGGCGTATCTCAGCGGTTAACGGCAAGCAGGTCACCTTAGACCGTGCGGCCACTATCGCTGTTAACGACCGCTTGATTATTAACTTGCCAAGCGGCAAGGCTCAGGCGCGTACCATTGAGGCCGTTAATGGCCGAGTGGTAACGGTAACTACTGAATACAGCGAAACGCCATTGCCACAACTGCTATGGTCGGTTGAGTCAGACGAGCTAAAGCTACAGCAATTTAGAGTGCTGCGTGTCGCCAAAGCCAATAGCGATAGCATTGAGTACGAGATCACCGCAGTTGAGCATAACCCAAGTAAATACCCCTATATCGACACAGGCGCACGGCTAGAAGAACGCCCTATAAGCAAGTTGCCGATCGGTGCCCAAGAAGCGCCAGCAACAGTCACCATTTCACAGTCAGTATTCACCGAGCAAACACTCTCTGTTACCACTATGACTATTCAGTGGGCGACCGCAAAAAATGCAGTTGCTTATGAAGTGGAATGGCGTAAAGACTCAGGTGAATGGATAAAACTGCCAAAAACCAGCAGCACATCGGTTGATATCCGTGGCGTTTACACCGGGCAATATATTGCGCGGGTGAGGGCGATCAACTCTGTCGACGTTTCGTCCGTTCCTAAGTCGTCCGACCTAACCAATATCACGGGTAAAACGGGATTACCGCCAGCGGTTGCATCTTTTACCACCACGCCGTTAGTGTTTGGCATTGCGTTAAATTGGTTGTTCCCTGCAGGTGCAGAGGACACGCTCCGTACAGAGATTGAATACGGGCCCAAAAATAACGACAGTGGCATGATCAAGCTAGGAGATTTTGCTTACCCAATTGCCACTCACACCATGACAGGATTAAGTGCCGGCGCTAGCTTTTGGTTTAGAGCTCGATTGGTTGATCGCACTGGCAACGTGGGCCCATGGTCTAACTTTGTAAACGGCCAAAGCTCAACCGACCAAACCAAATATGATGAGTATTTCAGTGAGCGAATCACATCCTCAGCGCTCGGACAAGAATTGCTAACAGAGATTGAGCTGATCCCGATCATTAAGATTGAAACGGATAAAATCCATGACATTCAAACAGAAGTAAGCAAAATTCCCGCTATCGAAACAGAAGTAAGCAAAATTCCCGCTATCGAAACAGAAGTAAGAAAAATTCCCGCTATCGAAACAGAAGTAAGAAAAATTCCTGCTATCGAAGATGATATTGGCTTTGTTCAGGAAAAAATTTACCAAATGCAAGGAGATATCGCTGACATTGTAGGCGCACCAGAGTGGGACGGAGCAGCCAGCTACCTCACCGGGCAGATGGTTAAATATCAAGGGAATCTCTACTCAGCTAAACAAGCCGTACCTGCAGGAACACTGCCAACAAATACCGCCTACTGGACAAAAATAGGTGAATACTCCTCTTTGGGCGAGGCAGTTTCTGCATTGACTGTACGTGTAGATAATGTTGAGACATCTATAGAAACTATTGATGGCAAGCTGACTGCAGAAACATCACGCATTGACGGTATATTTGCGCAAGTAAACCCGCCACTTGCTGGTGATATGAGCTGGAATGCGGGTTCTGCTGCGGTGTTTGCTGGCGTTTGGTCTGAGCAATATGCAAGAGCTGCGGCCGATGAAGCCTTAGCAAAAAGCATTGATGCGGTTTCAGCCAGTATTGATAAAAACACTGCCGCCATCATCACAGAGCAAATGGCGAGATCCACTGCAGATGAATCGCTGGCAAACCAAATCATAAGTATTTCAGCCACAGTCAATGGCAATGCGGCTTTAATTAAGCAAGAACAAACCGCACGCGCTGATGCCGATAGCGCTTTAGCATCGCAAATCACCACTGTGCAGGCCTCAGCCACCGCGGCAAACTCTGCCGCCTCAACGGCGCAAACAGCCGCAGATCAAGCCAAGGCCGATGCTGCCGCAGCCGCTGGTATCGCCAATGGCAAAGGTAAGGTGATTATTCAATCTTCCGAGCCTGCCACTGCAGATCGTTTAGCGCAAAACCTATGGATTGACACGACAAACAACGCCAATACACCTAAGCGCTGGAACGGCTCAGCATGGGTTGCAGTAACCGATAAAGCGGCCACGGATGCTGCCAGCGCTGCAGCAGCTGCACAATCCGCCGCTGATGCGGCCAATACCAAGGCCACACAGAACGCTGCGGCAATTCAGCAAGAGCAGACAGCGCGCGCGGATGCTGATAGCGCATTAGCAACACAAATCACTACGGTGCAGGCGACAGCAACAGCGGCCAACAGCGCAGCGTCAACGGCGCAAACTGCCGCAGATCAAGCTAAAGCTGATGCGGCCGCTGCCGCTGGGATCGCCAATGGCAAAGGCAAAGTGATCATTCAATCGTCAGCACCAGCGACAGCAGACCGTTTAGCGCAAA